CAACCTTAATCTACCCCGTGATAGGGCTACTATCAATGCTTGGTGTCGTAGCTTTTATGCTTTGAATCCTTTCGTACATAATGCTATCAATCTTCACAGTACTTACCCAATTAGTAAGCTAAGCATTAAGTGTCCTAATAAAGATATTGAGAAGTTCTTCAACGATATGATTGAAGAAATCGATTTGATGAACATATGTGTACAAATCGCTCAGGAGTACTGGTTACTCGGTGAAGCCTTTGTATATTCTGAACTAGATGAAAGCAAAGGTAAGTGGAGTCGTTTGCTGATTCAGAACCCAGACTTTATGGTGGTTAAGCGTACCGTAGTGGCTAATGAACCTATTATCCAATTGCGTCCAGATCCTAATCTACAAAAGATTATCTTCTCTAACCGTCCTAGTGATATTGAACAGCGCAAACAATTAAACCAACATATCATTGATTCGGTGCGTCGTGGTGAAAATATTCCTCTAGACAACTTTCATGTTTCTCATTTGGCTCGTCGTATCAGTCCTTATGAAATCAGAGGTACTGGACTACCAGTCTGTATTTTTCGTCAATTGATGTTATTTGATAAGTTACGCGAATCCAAATATGCTCAAGCTGATAATATGATCAATCCACTCACCATCGTTAAGATTGGTTCGGCTGATTATAAACCTACTTTCGCCGACTTAGAAGCTTGGAGAAGTACTTTCGAAGAAGCTCAATATGATAAGGATTTCAAGATTTTTACTCATGAAGGCGTAGATGTTACTAGAGTAGGTTATGGTCAAGGTATCTACGATATTTCTGGTGATATTACTCAGTTAGTTAAAGAAATCTACGTGGGACTTCAGGTTCCACCGGTGTTGATGGATGGTGGTGCCGATACTACTTACGCCAATGGTGGTGTAGCTTTAGATGTTTTGCGTCAGCGTTACATGCAGTTTCGTAATATGATGTCCCAGTGGTTGAAACGCAAAATCTTTGCTCCTATCTCCAAAATTCAAGGATTCTACGATTATTCCGGTGGAGAGAAGCAGCTCATCGTTCCAGAGATTGACTGGAATCATATGTCCTTGTTCGATGCCGGAGATTACATTAATAGCATCGTCACTTTAACTCAAGGCACTGATGAAGCTAAGAGAGTTTCTTTGCATACCCTATATCGTTCGATCGGTTTGGAATTTGAAGATGAAACTCGTAAAATTCGCAAGGAAGCTATCCAAAACGCCATTGCCAAAAAGGAAAAGGCAGCTTTGGAGGCTATGGACCTCAACGCTCTTCGTGCTCTGGATGAGGAAGATGAAATTCCGGAACCAGAAAAGAAGCCAGGACAAGAAGAACAGCCAGTTCCGGGCGAAACTCCAGGTGGCGCACCACCTCCAGGTGGTATGCCAGATTTGGGATTGCCGAGTGGTCCGCCTCCAGGTCCGCTTCCAGGTGGAGGAGCCGCAGCGCTTCCTGCGGCACCTCCAGGTGGCGAGGCGCCCCCGGGCGGTGGGACACCCCCAGCCGCTCCGCCAGTAGGCGGACCACCGCCCGGTCCATAATCCACATAAAATCAAGGGTTAGTGTATGTACTTATGGATAATGCAGCATTCTTATAGTTATTAGCCTATAAGTAGAGGGTTTTCTATGGATAAAATTGCCCAAAAGAGAAGTCTTCTTAACAGATTGCACGAAATGGCCAATGTTCCAGCTCGTTCAGCTGAAGAATTCTTCAAACCAGAACTCAAAAGAGTTATGAATGTCTTAATTGATGCCGATGATGTAGTTCGTTCCACATTAGCTGGCTCGAAGGTAGGTAAAGCTACCCCAGAAGATCCTATCTCAGCCAAGGATTTACTCAAAGAGGCTAAGTCTTTCATCAATCGTCGCGAATATTTATCTGCCGTGGCCAGTTTAGGTAGATTCCACAAGAAGATGAGTGATGTAGCTAGTGTTCTCAAGAATCTTGACTTGAATGTTAATAACATTCATCACCGCTTCTTGTTTGAAAAGCTACCAGGCAAACACAAGGAACAGTTAGAGAATATGCGTTCCCGTTTTGCTAGCGAACAATCAGAATACTTTATCAAAGAAGCTAATATTATGGATTTCTTCCATAATATTGGTACACAACGTGGTCGTGCTTTGGCTGCTTGGGAGAAAAGATATCCTAAAGTAGTTGGTAAAATCCGTGAAGGTGCCATTTCTCAATTGGAGAATGCTCAAAATATGTTGGAACATTCTTTAACTTTGCTCAAGACAATGGCTTCTGCTAGAGCCGGTCGTAATATTGATGCTTATTTAGAAGCCAGTAAAGAATTAACTAACGCTTTCAATAAATATGATAATGGTAAAGGCGGTTTCAAAAATTATTATACCGATGTTATTAGACCATATTTAGATACACAAGCTAAGATTGAAGCTGAGGAAGCCACCAAGGTCTCTGTTCCTGATTCTTCTAAGGTTTCTCCTGTCGGATCTAATTCCGACACTAGTGGTACTGTTCCTGCTGGTCCATTACCCGATGCGTTCAAACCAGCGCCCGGACCTGGTGTTACTGGTGAAACTTTGCCAGGTGTTGCTCCACCCACGCAATCATCTCAGGCTAAACCTGGCGATACTTTAAGTGTGACACCATTACCACCGCCCCCTAACGTTCCATCTGATGTGACTCCGGTGGCTCCCCATCCACCAGTGGTACCCTCTTTGCCGGTACCAAATGTTCCAGAACAATCTAAACTGGAGAAAGTACATCAAGAAATTATGAAAGAATGGGAAGCCAAAAATAAAAGTAGAACCAGTTCTTACAACTCTTTCATTGAGTCTTTAGAGGTATTTTCTAATGAAGATCCTGCTCTATTGGCTGCGCATATTTCTACGTATGCTCGCTCCATTCAAGTTGATGATCCAAATACTGCTATTCAATTGTTCAAAATTTCCAAATCTTTGAGGAGGTAAGGTGGCTAATTTGGGTTCTAACTTTTATTCTAAGTTAGTACAGCTAGCCGCAGAAACAGGAATGAAGCCAGAAGATATTTTGGCAGTCATGGTTTCTGAGTCCGGTGTTAATCCTGCTGCACATAATCCTCACGGAGGTGCTACCGGTTTGATGCAATTCATGCCACAAACCTTACCAAGTGTTGGTTTTCACGGTAGCCCGTCTGATTTTGGTATGCTGTCTGGTGAGGATCAATTACCCTATATCAAGAGATTGATTGAGGGTAATATGCGTTTGAATGGTGGTCCTTTTACTAACGCTGCCCAATACTATGTAGCTGTTTTTTGGCCGGTAGGTCTTAAGTTACCTGGAGTACGTCATGGTAATCCTAATACACCTATTGTAGAAGAGAATCCAGAATCAATAGGCGGATACAGTAAAAAATATTACGATATGGGAATTAAAATTCCTGTGGGTCAAGAACGTGCTGCTTATAAAGCGAACCCACTTTTTCATGGTAATATTCCGGGCACTATCACTTACGGCGATATGATGAAGCAAATAGATAAGAATAGGAGAAATCCATTATATTCTAAAGCTTTGATGGCTATGAACGAACAAACTGGATATGAACCTGATACCATATCTCTTACTCCTATGTTGGCTCAACGTACCAAATTACCCACACATCAATCAAATAATTTTATGGATATTTTAAATCAGTTTGTACATTACCTATCGACAGTTGCCTCTGAACAGCATACAAGTAAGAAGATATACAAGAAAATGTTACCCAATCATGATATACTTATTCAAATTACTGCGCCCGATTATACTAGCGCTATTGAATTTTCTCGTATTCTTTGTGCGGCTCTTGATGAAGAAGTGCAGGCCAGTGCGTATCCTCATACCGATGGTAGTCAAATAGTGGAAGTAGAATGCTCTATTCCTGGACCAGCTTTAGGATGTTTACAAGCTGTAGAACAATTAAATCAATCTCTTACTGAAACTTTTAAGGACGCTACCAAGAAAGTGGGTGGAATTGTAGTTAAAACTCACTGTATAATGAATAAAAAGTCATCATATCAACAAATCAGCTTGAGGACTGCTGAGACTAATTATAGAAAATTCCTCCTAAAATTTATATAAGGAAATAAGATGGTTACCGAACAGGAAGTACAAGAACTAGCGACCAGTAGTAAGAATTCTGGAAGAACTTTAGCTGAGTTCATAGCTGAGTTATATAAAGGCAAGTTTCTAGAAATCTATGTTGGTGATTCCTATGAAGAGATAAGTGTGGATCAAGTATCTACTTCTTATCCGGCTGTTTTTTGCGGAAAAGTAGTAACTGCATATAGAGAAGCCTTGGTCATCAATTGTGTGTTTACCAATCAAGCCAACAAGCTACAACTAGGTAATATAGTGTGCATTAGCGAAAGAGCTATCAGAGCCTTGAATGAAGTGGATGGAAAAGGAACTTTAGAAGATATGTTGCTGCGTAGCAAAGAAACTTTAGCTATCAAAGAGATGTTTATTGATCCTCCTCGCCACGCACGCCTACCACCCACCGTACAACCACCAAAGAAGTAAATGAGAACACTCGATGAGATCGTACAACTTGCCGACAACTTTGAACAACGTTGTCAAGATAGTTTGGTAAAGATTGCGGTGGTCCGCAAATTACCAAACGGCAAGTATCGTGTACTTTCTCAAAAGGGTAAGAACTTAGGAACCTTCGATTCGGAAAAGGCTGCTAACAAACATCTCAGACAGGTGGAGTATTTCAAACACCTAGATAAGTCGCACGCCGAGGACGATACCTCCGTTATCGATTTGACTGATGCCGACGAATTTGCCTATTCTGCCATCATGCGTAAAATGCGTGAAAAGGCTTCTAAAGAGCAGGTAACCATTTTCCTCAAGCTATTCAAAGCCGAATTCGATCGTGCCGTCAAAGCTAAGTTGAAGAAGCCAGAGCGTTTGGCTTTACAAAACGCTCTGGTCAAGTTCAACAAACTACATAAGATTAAGCTAAGCAAGAAGATGGTCAAGAGTGCAGCCGTTAGCGAGTTGGGAGACTCCAGGGCTGTTGGCGCCTATTTGGCTAATATCGTCACTTTTATTCTCAATCGTGTGCCACCTGACCATAGACTTATCGCTCGCGATAGACTCAAGCAAAAGTTTGCTTTAATGAATACAGATGACATCGCTTCCAAACATTTGCCCGACTCCGCAGCCGTTGCTCAATCTATTACCTTTGTCAAGCACGTGCTATTCAATCATGACTCCAACTACATTAAAGAAGTTCTTAACGCCCTGGTGAGCGCACTATGATACACCGATTGCGTAAAGTCGCAGACGGTTTGTTCCGTGGTAGCGCTCCGACACCAAAGGATGTTTTATGGCTCAAAGAAATTTTAGGCATCAAGAAGATTGTGTCTTTAGATAAAGAGGCTGGTGATAAAATTGATCGTGCTTGTAAAATGTTGGGTATTGATCATGTCAAAGCTTATATAGAAGGTGTAGATAGAAAGTCTTTGTATAATGTTTTGAGTCAAAATTTGAAGCATCTATTAATAGATGGTGGTCCTACATATTTTCATTGTCATGAAGGTAAAGATAGAACTGGTTTACTTGCTGCTTTATTTAAGTGTAAATATATGGGCATGGATCCGGAGGCTGCTATTACTGAAGCCAAATCTTTAGGATTTGGTGTTGGTATTCCGCCAGAGATTACTCACCTATATGAGAAGTTGATTCGCGCCTGTAAACCGCATAAAGATCCAGATGTTAATAATGCTGATATAGTCGGTAATGAAAGAGAGTATATCAGTGATAATCGCGATACTTTCTTGGATGAGAGCCGTCAAAGCTCTTGGGCTCCATACCTAGATCATACTCGTCAAAACCCAATGGATGCCGTTTATGTTTATATAAATGACCAATCTCCTACTCGTGAAAATTACCAACAAACTTGGAAAGAGCCGAAGGAGAGGTTGGAAGAAGCAATAAATTCGCATGAAGATACCATACCTCAAGTTGGCACTTTTAATAATGATGCGGGCGCTAGAGGATTTGGACCCACCGAAAACTATAGTGGATTTTTTTATGATTAAGAAAAAGGCTTACGCTGTACAAATGAGCTATGAAGTGTCTGACGATGAAAAACGTCAGGCAGAACATGCTCTTTTGTGTTTTGAGGCATCTCTTAAAGTGCTTCAACAAGCCTCCGATCATCTCAATATTTTAAAGACTCCATTTAAAGATAACCCGGAAATGAGTCCTGATGAGGTTATGAAGGCCCGCGCCGCCCTCCGTCGTTTTAGAGACAAATCTATCGATAATTTTAATCATTTTAAAGAAGTATCTTTTCGATGTGTTAACACCATGCAGGTTTTTGCTTCGGATACGCAATCAGTAAAATTGATGAAGTCTATGATTACTGCCATCGATGAGTTAGAGGTAGACGTTAATAATTTTTCTGAAGTATTTGATGATTTGCAATCTAAAGATTTTTCTAAAAATGTAGTATCTGCTATCGAAAATGTCCAAAAACAGTGTGATGATATTGAAGAGATCATTGATGAAAGAATTAAACCACATATTCAGAATAATATTCTTGCCACAAGCTGGGTGGATTCAGTTAGTCAAGATTTACAGATGAAAATTGAAAAACAGACTCCTCTTATTATGGATTTGTATAATCAGAGGCAAGAACAGCTAAATGATGCTATTAAGGAGTGAAGCACAGTAGGTAACTAAAATACTGGTAATATCGCCACATATAATTGATTTCCATATGATTAACGGAAATTTGTAGCAATATTATATTATACCTGTGTGATCTCCCACTTGGAGAGTGTGATGTTTATTAAGCACGGCGACGGAAAAATTACTGGCGTTCTTAACGAAGAAAAGCTGACAGAAGAACAAAAAAAATCTGTCGAGAAAGCCGTTAAAGAAACGCAACCACCAACTGATACTTCTGAAGAGAAGAAATCAGGGAGCTAATACATGCCATTTAACAAATACGGTGAAACTGTTGAGATTAGAATTGAAAACACGGAATCGTGTATTCCAGCAGTGAGTCCTGAGATTTTGGAAAACTTCCAGAAGTTTGCTACCAATCTGAAAAAGATTGCGCCAAAGGCAGAAGACTTCTTGTACTTTTCTGCGGTTATGATGCACGCTGCTGAAGCAGCCGCCCTCAATGACGATGGCACCCCAAGAATGACCGCCAAGGGCGAAGCCGCCCAAGTGAGCTGGGATAAAAGCAATAATACTTGGAAATGGGTATCTAATGACCCTAACATTAAGCCATATAAGAATTCTAATGGCGACATTTTCCCCGAAGAAGAATTAGTTAAAGCACATAAAAAGTGGGTTCACAAGCCTCTTTGCATCGATCATAAGTCCAGTTCGGTAGATCATGTAAGAGGTTTTATTGTTGATACATATTATGATCGCAATCTCAAGCGAGTGATTGCGTTATGCGCTTTGGACAAGGCAGGCTATCCTCAATTAGCTAGAAACGTCTCTACGGGCATTTCTAACTGCGTCTCCATGGGTACGGCTGTGGGTCGTGCTATCTGCACCGATTGCTCCCGTGTGGCTCGTACCGAACAAGATTTTTGTTCTCATATGAAGAATAAGTCTTGCTACGGTGAAATCAATATAGACTTGAATCCAATAGAATTATCAATAGTAATGAATGGAGCTGATCAAAGAGCTACCATTAAGCATGTTCTAGCTGCTGCCAATACCCTCAATACTTATGTTGAGAATAAGCAAAAGGAATTAGCCAAATTAGCTGATCTGAGTTTTTCAGCTAGTTTGATCGTAAATGACCCACAAGGTATTGAAGGTGGTGGTTCATCTACCTTCCAGGTAAATGGAAATAATATAGATAAATTCAAGGCCGATCTTGATGAAGCCTTCCAAAGATTGACCGAAATAGCCAATGCTGCAAAAAAATCTGAAAAAGATACTAATCTTTCAGCATTTAATCAATCGTCGGGCTCCATCTCTATGGATGAAAGTGCCGAAACAGATTCTGGATTGGCTCTCCAAACTCCGCAAACCGTTAGGTTTGCATCTGCTGATGAGGCAGGTATCAGTGAGCTTCGTGAAGTTACAGCTGCTATCGAAGCCAAACTCAACCAAATGAAACACAGCTTGGATAAGTTAGCACAAACTTCTATAAAAACACAAGAGGAAACAATGACTGGATCAAACGAACTGAATAAGAAGGGTTACTACCAGGGAGCCGGCGGCGTGAATGAGCCAACTCCAGGTCAAGCAAAATATCCTAAGGACCCCCTCAACGAACAACTTCGTGAGAATGAGGATAAACAAATGGTAGGTCAACCACCTTTCCCAGGTGTGGGCCCAGTTGATGGAATGCACCCTTCTCCGGGTTCTGCGGATCCATCTGATGAACTACAACGTAAGAAGATGTTAGCCCGTGCCGAAGCTGAAGAGCGCGCATTGCGTCGTCAAGCTATCGTCAACTTGGCTAAGGAAGCCTTGCAGAATAAGGAAGCTTATTTCCAAGGTGGCGGTGGTGTTAACGAACCCACTCCAAACAAGCCAAAGTATCCTAAGGACAAGCTCAACGAAGAGTTGCGTGAGTACGAAGATAAGCAGATGGTTGGTCAACCACCTTTCCCGGGCGTCGGTCCAGTCGATGGCTTACATCCTTCTCCTTCTTCCGCTGATCCTAAGGACGAGTTGAAGCGTAAACAAATGCTCGCTCGTGCTAATGCTCTCACTGGTCGTTTTACCAAAGCTGCTAATGAAGACGGCACTCTCAACCAGGGCAACAGTGCTTGGGAAATCTTCCTCGGCGAGAAGCTCTTGTTAACTGCTTCGGTTAATGATTTATCCGCTGGTCGTCCAGAACTATTTTACGATCAAATTGCTACCAAGCCATTCGGTCTACAATTGATTGAAAAGATTAGGACTAAGGGCGCTGCTAGCGTAGCAAATCTAGTCAAAAAGGGTCAAGTTCCACCTCCTCCAGCAGGTGGTGATGTAGGTGCTCCACCAGCAGGTGATATGGGAGCTCCAGCAGGTGGTCCTCCAGAGGATACAGGTAAGTCTGGTGATCCAAAGCAAACTGCCATGGAACTAGCTGAAAAGGTTAGAGATTTATCTTCTGATCTTGTGGAAGCTGTTCGTGCTCTAACTGGTGAACAAGCTGAAATGGGTGCAGGTGATGAAGGTTCTAGCGCCCCTCCAACCGCAGGTGGTGCTCCAGCTATGGCTGATGACAGCAAAATGTCCTCTGCCTCTTTTAGCGCCACTACTTTAAATACTCTCAGACGAGAACTAAATAGCGCGTTAACTCACGCTATGAAGGAAGCCGTTGCAGAACTCAACGATCACAAACAAGAACTTGATATGATCGTCGGTTTGTTCGACAAGGGTGCCGTAGTTGATTCTAACAAGGACACCGTGAGCGCTCTCGCCGACGATGCTTTTAATGAGACTAAGGCTGCTGTTGCTGATGGCTTTAAGCTAATGAATGCTTTCGTCAAGTACGCTCGTGGTACTGAAGCTATTGTCAAGCGCGCTGAGATTGAGTCAGAATTACAAGCACTAGGTGCTGATGAAGGAGATGATATGAACGATGCCAAGAAGTCGAAGGACTCCTCTAAGGACAGTCACTCCGCTGACGCCGGTGACTTGATGGGTCTAATTAACGACACTAATGCAGATTTAGATGCTGTTCACAGCCTAATGAGCGATGACAACGATCATGTTGGTGAAGAGCCACATGACGAAGCCATGGAACATCTAGAGGGCTTAGCCGCACTAGATGACGAAAATGGTGCCGTTGAAGTCAAGACTCCAGAACAAGCCGCCCAAGTAACTAAGGCTAACCCAGCAGCTAGTGTAGTGGTTCAAGCTTCTTTGGATACCCGAGAAGGTCGTTCCGCACTACGCGCCAAGTTAGCTGCCGATGCTCTTGGTAAGGAAGATGATGGAGAAGTTCAAGATGCTTCCAAGATTCAGTTCAGCGATATGCTAGATCAAGCTGACGGTCTTGCTGATGGTCAGACCCACTTAGATGTCAAGCCGTCCGATAGCCTCGGATTGGTGGAAACTCTACCAGAAGAAAACAAGGCTATGTTGGAAGTCGCTAAGGCTCCACCAAAGGTTCGTAAGGAAGCCGAAGCTATTCAAAAGCTTGTTTCCGAAGGTTCCTTGGATCCAGCCGATCTAGATGCTTTAGTAGCAGAAGGTTTGGACAAGGATGCAGTGGCATACTGGAAGAAGTATTACAGCCAAACTGATGGCGGTTCTGAATTCGCCAGTGAATTGGTTAAGGAGCATGTGAAGGCTCAACTCGAAGAAGAGTTCAACAAGTTCCGTGTTAAGATTGCCAGAGCTTACGAGCTAGCCTATGATATGGCTGAACGTGGTATGTGCAACGGCGACAAGGGCTCTATCTCCCTACAAGTTGAGGAAATCATGAAGTTTGATGATCCAAGCTTCGAATCTCTTAAGAGAGTGGTTGCCAGAAACCCAGTAGTCGGTATGAAGAAGCAAGCTGGACGCCTTCCACTAGTTGGCGTACGTGAGAACGACGAGCTATCCTCCACTGCCAGTGTTGAAGAACAAGGTACGGAATATGATAGACTATCCTCTATGTTCGGTAACAAAAAGGGCTCATTCTAAAACTAGCTAACTAGGAAATAGGACTTACAATGAAAAACAACAGTGTATCAGATTTCGTAGCTGCATCCATGGATGCAGCTCTGAAGAGCCAAGAATACAAGACCCTCTTTGGTACTCAGTATAAGTATGCTGACGACCAAAATGATGCCAAGAAAGAAACCATGTGTGCCAAACACGGTGAAATGGATTCTTGCATGGCTGATGACAATGACGCCAAGAAGAAGGACTCCTCTAAAGATTCTTCCAGTGCCTCGGATCAAAATGATGCTCGTAAGAGCAAGGATTCCTCATCTTCCTCCTCTTCTTCTAGCAAGGATTCTTCCTCTGCTGATGATCAGGCAGCTAAAGCTAAGAAGGATTCTAAGGATTCCAGTAGCGCAGATGATCAAGATGCCAAGAAAAAGGATTCTAAGGACTCTAGCTCTGCTGATGATTCCGAGGAAAAGGTTTCCAGCGCTTTCGATGTGGCTATTGACAGCTTGCTAACTGCTTCTGCTGCTTTAGATTCTGTTGGTCTCGGACGTGGTTCCGCCCTCAGCTTGAAGCTAGCTTCCTTGGTTGTTGAAGCCAAGAAGAAGGACAAGGACTCTAAGAAGTCTTCTAAGGACTCCAAGAAGAGTGATTCTAACTCCGCTAAGGACAAGAAGCACAGCAAGGATTCCAAGGATTCTAAGAAGAGCGATTCCCATTCCGCTAAGGATAAGAAGAGCGATTCTAAGAAGTCTGACTCTAAGGACTCTAAGAAGTCTTCTAAGAAGTAAGGGATCCCATGTTCAAGAACAGCTTTGAGAACGAAATATTTCGTTCGATGGAGAAAACTCTAGTCAAAAATCAGACTGAGAACAACACGCACGGACTGAATAAGTTAGCTAAAGCTGTAGATTATTTGAACGACGCTGCTGTTATCTTTGAGCGTGCAGGTATGACCCAAGAAGCCGATCTCATCACTGAGGTACTAGCTGGTTTAGCCAAGGATCTCAAATGATTAAAAAGAGTGTCTTTGAAAATGAATTGATTGCAGGAATGCAGCAGGAACTGCGCAAACAAGCCTCAGGTGAAACGCCCGATCTTGTGAAGGCGGGAGAATGTTTGCATGCTGCCTTGGAGATTTTAGAAGACGCAGGCTTATCACGCCATGCCGATAAGGTATTGGGCATTCTGCACAAGATTGCTGCTGATTCAACTAAGCGCATTCACAAAGTACCTACCCTTCAAGAATTAATGAGACATGGTTTAACCACCGAAGATATTCAATCTTTCGGGCGTGGTGACACTGGTGCCAAGATGAAGATGAACTTGGTGCTTCGTAAAATGGACTTAGGAGAGCACGAAATTGCTCAGTTTATTGGTAAGCACAATGTGGTACCAGAACACGAACTAAAAACCTATCAAAAATTCATGGGATGGATGCAAGATCCATTTAAAGTTGACGAAGGACCAGTTCAGCCGGGACAAACTGTGGAACTACAAAGTTTACCACAGTTACCAGAAAATGAGAGTAATAAGCCAGTGGGTGAAGAAATTACTTTCAAGAGTTTGGCGAGTAAACCAGGACGTCCTGACAGGATTTCTGATGTTCATACTAAGAAATTAACGCCCGCTAAAATGGTGGAAAATCTTAAGCATCACGGCACTGAATTTAATATGCCAGATTTAGGTTGGGCTGACTTTGATCCAGAATTAGCTGATGCTCTGGATGCTCACAGTGCTGATGAAATGAATATTGAAGATATTTTTGATGCCGATATTGCTGATGACACTTTGGAAGTTTCCGACCTAGTTCCACTAGAAGACTTCGAAGATGAAGTATCTTCTCCGAAGTAATTCAAAGTGTGGATGATTAAGTTAGTTCACAAAATTCTTTGTATTTATCGTATTTGCGTGGCAAATAAATAGTCGTGTCTTGATACAACCAGTCCAATACTTTTTTGACTTGCAGATTACCACCGACAGAAAGAACGGTAGTGATTTGATTAGTTTTGGGTTTGGACAGCGATATAGAACAGTGAATGTCTAATTTGTTTTCTAGTAAATCTTTGACTACCAAGCAGAATTGTCCTGTGGAAGTAATTTGCCAGCCCCAGTCTACCTGTCCTGTTTTCGTGGGTTTTCGAGCATATAAGCTCCCATCACCATCGAAGTAGCCCCTGATAAAATGTTGCTGCAATTTTGGGTCAACCAGCCACTCTGGCCATGTTAGGATCAAACTCTTGACTGGAATACATCCCAATTTGGTGAGTTGTTGTGTTAGTAATTTACTGTTAATTCGTAGACGATAATATATTTCTGATACACTTGAATCGCTTACTATTTCAACAGAAGATAGTGGAGAAATCAAATCTCGAAATCTTTCCAATATCACTTTATCTTTCTCTTGTAACTTGATGCTTATCTCGTAACTGTGGGCTTTCTTCACATAATTATTACCATCAGCATACATAAATCCCAATGTGTATGCTTTTTCTTCCGTGTCAATTATGTCAAAGAAATTTTCGTTGGGTATATATTTTCTTGTATATGACTGTGTAGTTCTTCTTTGTATGCCGCATCTTTTCAAAGTGTTCATAATGAAAGTTTGAGAACAGCCGCATTTTTCAGCTACCTGATAAGTGTCCAGACCAGACGTATAAAGAGCAACTATAGTGGAGTCGAGTTCAGGAGATGATTTTATTTTCTGCATATTTAAGTATATAACCAGCCCGGTTGAAGTTTTTGTGAGGAATGAATGAAAATAACTAGAATGCCGAACATTGCGGCTCCAAAAAACTCAATGATTTCAGGTAGTTAATGTTGCGCTTGGTCCAAGTCGGAAATACTTTACCTGTCTCTTTTATTTGTGATCCAAGCGCGGAGTTTCAACCAGGTATGGTGGCCGAGCTTACTGTTATTGGTAACCAAGTGATGGCTACTGTCAGTAACGGCACTGCTCCGCTTGGTATTATTGACGATATCAAAACCAAAGCTTTTACCAATGTCAGCTGGAACGAAGTAATTATCGTCCCGGCTATTGGTGTTCCGGGACCTAATAATACTATCGTGACGCCAGTAGATATTAAAGCGGAACTGAGAAGACCAAATATTGTTCCTACCAGTTTCAGTTCGACTGTTAATGTTCTATTAAATCCAATTAATGGAGTTATTACCTTCGTGGCTGGCACTCAGCTTAATTTCGATGCTGCTGGTACAGGTACTCCTAACGCTATTCGTTCAGTAGTTAATTATACCTATCAAGTAGCCAATATTCCTGGCGATGATAGCACCCAGGGTTCTGGTCGTATGACCGTTTGGTTTGAAAGAATGTTTTTTCAAACCGATCAATATGAATCTAACCAACAATATCCTGTCCGTGCTAATTTATATTGTAGTGAAGTTGGGCAATTAACTACTCGCCGTCCTAGCCCTATTCATCCAGCCATAGGGATGGTAACAGCTCCACCCACTCCAATGAACCCTATGATCGAGATTTTATTTTTTTAATTCGGAATACGAGTTGAAAGCATGGTTTGCGTCTACTGCATTATGGTAGATTAAATTCTTTATCTGACTAATATCTCAGCATAATATAGACAAATCAACCGTTGGGGCTATTTATGACTTTTAAACATGTGAAATTTGAGGATTCTCCTGTAATGCGCTCTTTAGAGAGGGTGGCGCAGCAAAAGGGATTGGTTAAGGCAGATTCCCTTCAAAAAACAGCTGTTGCTAAGAAGATTGTTTCCAACTTAGTACCTACTGAAAGTTTACTTGACAACGTTCTTAGGTTATGTGTTGGTTTGCGAGAACGCGGATTCGATAAACAAGCTGAAGATTTGGAAACTCACCTGTCCAACTACAAGAAAGCTCAAACGTTATATGAAACTTCTCCTGAAAAGGGAGAAGATGTAATTGAGTTTGCGCATCCAGAAGGTAGTCATAAACTCGAGGGAGTAGATGCTAAGGATGATGGTGCCGTCTTTGAAGATATTCTAGATCAAATGGCTAAGTCCATTGAAATGGTCAACAAGAAACCAACTGGCAAATTATCTGAAGCTCAAAAAGCTATTCAAGCTGTAAAGGTAACTCTAGGTGCCGCCCCTTTAGACGTTAATTCTCTATACGCCCAGGCACAAGATGCGTTAGAGAAGTTTCGTAGTACTATGGGTAGTATTGCTACCATGATGGGCGAAAATGCCAGCACTAATTCTGAGTATTTGGATGGCATCAAAAATGTGTTAGATAAGAAACAAGTCTACCAAATGACCTCCGGTCATTTATATGGTCGCACTCCGGTAGCCTCTATTCTGCTTAATGTCTATGACAATTTTAAAAATACTATGGAACCTAGCTATCTTAATCCATTTGGTTGGGGCGGACCTTCCGCTTGGAGCCCCAAACAAGAACAGGCTTGGCAAGAAGTACAGAAGTATTTTCCCGTGTTGAAAAAGTATGCCGATCGATTTCACACTGTGGTTTCTCAAATTAATGATATCGAGAGCGGCGTCGCCACCAAAGCCGATCAAGAAGCGGTCTCACAATTCGATCCTGAAGGTCCCGCCAATATCCTAATTAGTAAACTACAGGGTTTGAAAGAGACCATCAATACAGATATTTCTAAAATTCAACAAAAGAAACTACCCAACGCTAATGATTTGGTTGGCTGGTTAAATAAAGCTAGAGATAATTTCGTAACCAAATATATGCAAGAATTAACTGCTTCGGATAAGGGAGAGCAAGTAACCGCTGATTATGGCGCTAAATACAATAATCTTAAATCCAAGATTGATGCCTTTGAACAAAGGTGGTTAGCATGAACGGTAAGAAAGGTTTAGTCAACCTGATTAAAAAGGTAGCACAGGAATTAGAGGACGCTCCGGGAGTGACTCCTAAGAGAGCTCCTGCGCCACCACCGCCCAATTTGCCGCCCCCTCCCCCTCCGCCCATTGGGACGCCGGCACCCGCCGATTCAGTTGTCCCTAGCGAGGCGAAGTCAGTCGAATCAATGGAGCCCCCCGCCAGCATCGTGAGGATGCAAACAGAATTAAAGAATTTGGCTAATACCATGACCAGCCAAGTGGATCTGAAACAATTGGCTGGACCTCAGGGTGCAGTTGGACCAGATCCCACCCGAGAACAAAAACAAGCCTATGGACGTATGTCTTTCGCTGATTTTATTACCCAGCACTACACCAGAGACTCCGATATTCCGGGTGTAGAGTTTGATTGGGATCCAACCAAAACTGACATGAAGGATAAAGATCCTTCCAAACCAATTCGTACTAATGTAGTAATGGATACCATGCAAAGAATTGGTCAGCCGGAAAGCGAGTTTAAGATTGATGGTATTTGGGGTCCTAGAACTAATGCTTCTTTGCGTAACGCCTATGCTATGGCTTTTGGTATGCTGAAAATGGCTACAGATTTCAAATATCAACCTCGTGCATATAATCAACGTAATTTGCAAGCCTTGAAGGAATTGATTCCACATTCTGCCAACGAAATTTCTATTCAAGAGAAGATTGAGAGGGCTGGCGAGATTTCTAAACACTTACAGTTGATTAGGGCTCTATATCGAGAAATAGAAACAAATATTTTTAATAGGAAAGAGTTCCAGCCTTATATTGATGGTACGCAACCTTATGCTACTTATGCTCCAGGCAAGGCGTTGGATCCTCGTATGATTGATGAGCTCAACCAGAAGTTTATTAACATGAAGGTAATGGGAACTGTTGATGGTAAAAATGTTGCTGTTCCTATTTTGGTAAGTGATTTGGTGAGTACGCAAGCTTTAACAGACTGGCAGAAGAAGAATATGCCAAGTATGTCTCTTGTAGATATTTTATCTCAGATTAAAAAACACTTAGATAGTACTGATCCTGCTAAAAGGACACAATAATGACTTTTATTCTTGAAGATAAACAATTAGTAGATACGCTACTTAGATACGCTCAAGCCGCACAACCACAGAGATATATGGCTGTCAGCCCAGAGGATGTTAATGTCGTGCGTGGTCTAATTGGTGATCTAGAACAGAAGTTATCTGGAGAAGCTGTTGCTGTGGAACCGGAAATTACTACTGGCAGTGAACAAAATGCCGCGCTTTCCAGCTCCAATATGAAAAATCTGAGTACCTTAGTTAATTGGTTGGGTATGAATGGTATCAAAGTCAATGGTAAGAACGTAGTAGTCGGATGGGATGATTTGCCTAATGATCCGTCTTATGTAGCATACCAATTTGAAGGAGATCAAACTTTTAGACCTTCTAATCAATTGGTTTTTAAGGTCAATAAGGAATTACTGGCTCAATATCTCAACAGTTTACGAAGTCAATTATCCAAATTACCTAACCCAGTGATGCAAGCCCAAGTAGATGGGTTGGTTCGTGAAGCTAACGAACAATTAGGTACCGGTGTGGGTAAAGACCACCCAGAGGTGAAACAAACTCCCGATTCTAAGTCAAGTGGTAATGCTTCGCCAAATCAACCGGGACCAAGTGGTGCGCCACAAGCCGCTACTCTGCAACAACTGGCAGACATTTTACCATTACAGAGAGATGTATTGGATTTTGGAAGAGTCAGAGATTTTATTAATCACTATCGTAGTTTGGTGGGTGCAAGTACCGATCCAAATAGAGCACAACAAGCTAATGTAGCGATGGATCAGGCGGAACAGTTTATGCAAGCCGCTACTAAAAATACCTTGGGTCAAAGTATGACTACTTTTCATATGGACGGATTGTCAGCTAATGATTTGAAAGAATGGTCTACTCCTCCTGATCCGGGTCAAGCCGCTCGTACTCGTGGTAGTGCTAGGGCCTTAGCCGACTATCTAGAACAGGTAGTACGACAGGTGTATGTCATTGTTAAAGATTTATACAACTCGCACTATCAACAGCTCAGAGATCCAAGATTATCTGATTTAAATCTGGCTATTCAACAACAAGTAGGTGGTCCCAGCATCCCATTTGGGAGCTCTTTAGCTAGTTCTAACATGGATGATATTCAAACGGCTCGTGCCAGATTGCCACAAGTAGGAGCCTAATGACTAAAGGTAATGCCAGTTTTTATCTAGATACACAGCTCGTTGAAACAGTTTTAGGAGATGGTAAATTCACCAAAACTGCGCAGGCTGGAATTTTGTCTGGATTGGGGGGCATGGTTAAAGAATATTTTGGTGCTCACTTCGATCCCAACGATAAGGAGGGTAGCGTCATTAATATGTTAGCTCCCGCCGCCATTTCCTCTCTCTTCCGTGCTTTTGGTTTTGGTAAGCTGGGGTTGCTATTTGGTGTAGCTGCTAGTGCTTTACATTTGGATGTAGCGAGTATGATTCGTAGTATCTACGAGCGTCTCAAAGTATCTATTGGAAAGGGTCAGGTTACACCATCCGAAGTAGATGGCGCAGTTAATGAAGCTATCCAAGAGCATACCACTTCCCCACAAGAAAATGACCAGTCCCCCGCTTTCGATAAGAGAAATTTCGATAAAGAAATAAGAGATGCTCGCATAGTGCGTTTAGCTTTAGAGCAATATGAAACACAATTGTTTCAATTAACCAAAGAAGGCGCTCCCGCCCGTGGTTGGTTTTCTAGTGCCAAGCGTTCTGCTACTGGTAACTTGATTGGTCGTATTATCGGATGGGTTTTTAAACTTATTCTAATGTCGGCAGGTTTTATGGTAGCTGGAGACATCGCCAACAAACTATTAGGTCGTCCTAATGCTCTAGATCATACTTATCAGGCAGCCCCTTCCAGCGAAAATAGCATCACTTCACATCCCGCATCTTCTAATGTGTGGATAGAACACGTGACCAATGATCCAAATTCCATCGAGAATATGTTGCTTGGTTTTACCAGGGATATTTATCCGAATTTAGTGGGTAAAGAAGATGCTATTAAAAAATCTCCTACTTTTCAAGCCATTAAAGATCAAATTGTTTGGTATAACCATACGGCTGCGGGAGAGCCGGAGGTCTATATTCCAGCAATATATACAGATAAGAAATCTCTAGTGGATCGTTACATCAATGAGGTGACCAAAAATGCATCTTGATTACCTGCATATCCAAGCATATTCATATAATTTACCATGGTGGGATAATGAGACGTTCAGATATTTTTGAGACTTTTGTCAAGATAGCCGAAGAAAAGGGCTTGGTTTCCAAAGGTTCACCAGAATCTGTGAAGGAAACTTTAGAAAAGACTCATCGTGCCGATTCTTTAAGTATTGAGGATATTGCTCATTTGTATAACACCAAACCTGGTGCTCCCAAGGAGATGGAATATAAGAAAAATATCGTGGAAATTGCTCATCCTGAGCCTCAAGTGCTGTTTAATTCCTATGATAAGCTCAATGCTTTAGTGGAAAATATTCAAGAGCGTCAGAACATTCTTCTACATATCGTCAACAAAAATTCTCCCGATGGACAGTTGACCAATCGTAAATATGCCAAACGCGACTTCATTCTTTCTTTGGTGAGAGTGGGCAACGATATGGATAATCGTGGTCAGTCTGATCTAGTGACTTTAGCTGATGCTTGTTTGTATCAAGCTACAGCTAAATCTCTAAAGAAAAACGCTCAATTACAGCTAATTATTCCACTTATCGCTGCCGCGATGGGAGGATTATATGCTAAACAGCATCTTCGTTTTCATAGCGATGGTTTTGAAAGAGATTATCAGAAGGCGGTGGCTGAATTAGACGATTTGCTCAATTCTAATAGTAATTTTGGGGTAGGATACGAATATAAACCAGAATTTATTACTCGAGTCAATGATATCAAGAATAAGTTAAACGATTTAAACACTTCCGTTCAATCCGTTTTACCGGAGTTAGATAAATTGGAAGCGCCACATACCGGATCTGAATTGGTCACCATTGCTAAACAACCAGACACCCATGAAGCCCTACATGCTCTGCAAGAGTTTAAGAAAGTAGTAGGAGAAGTATATCCATATTTACGTCAAGTAGTGGCTGACTTTAGCAATGAAGGCTATAAACAACGCCAAATTCAAGATAAGGGATGGTTAACTGGCGTGGTAGATAGCACCGAGGTATTGCACGGTGGCAAAGGGTTAATTGCGGATGATTTTGATGATGTAGCTCATGCCTTACAAACTATCTTCTATGATGTGGCAAATATTCAGAAATCTTTATCTGGTGCTGATAATGCTGCTGCTCTAGCTCAACAACAATTACAATCCGCCCAAGCTAGTATGCCGGGTGAAGAAGCTTCTCAAGAACCAGAATCTGCCTCAGTACCTCTTCCAACTGCCCACGAAATGGGTGGTAGAACTTCCACAGTTCCTGCTAATCCGGTGGAACAAGATCAGGCTTCCCAGTTGGAAAAAGAACTCTCCGACTTCTCTTGGGAAGATTTAAAGGGCTAATCGAATTATTTTGACCAAATCTGGGAATAATACTATATCCCTGATGTAAGTCAAAGGTGTAAGTATATGCCGATTGCAAAAATCGAGCATTCAAGATTAAATAGGAAAATAAAATGTCTCTAAAACTTTTACAACCAGGCATTCAGCCTTTGGGTCAATTTGATGGTCTCGACTCTGACGTATTAACGTTGAAGGGTGGAGAAGTTGTTTCTTTTGCTTCTACCCAAACCTCTGGTCAACCAGGTGTTACTACTGCGAGTTTGGATAAAGCGGCTTATGATTCATTCGACGGATACGTCAATGGTGGCAGCAACGTCTTTTATCGTCCAGTGGTAACTAGACTGTGGAATGGTACTAACCTTCCTGCTGACGGTTATACTGCTGTAACAGCTAGTGCTCCAGTGGGCGCTGCAACCGGTCGTCCTTTGATGCTCGCTGACGATGGTATTACTGGTTACGGTACTCTCTTCGGTACTGTAGTTGGTGGTACTGTTGGTCAAGTTTCCTACGGTCCAAACAGCGTTGTTGCTTCTGCTAACTTGCTCGGACCTCACACCGCTACCGGTTCTGGTAAAGTAACTTGCTGGGATAAGCCAGGTCTCTACGCCGTCTCCTTGGACGCTGTCGATACTACCGCTTCTACTGGTTTAGTTCCAACTAACGTTACAACTGCTACCGTCGGCGTTGCCCTTGGATTCACTTCCTTGGGACTCTTGACTCCAAGCGGTTCTGCTCAAGACATTACTCACGGTCTAGTGAGCGTGGGTCACTTCGTTGAGTTCAACACCAACGGTTCTTTGGTTACTACTCCTAACTTCCTAGTTGCCGCTCTCAATAGCCCATCTGGTAACGTTAGCTCGCTTGGTCCAAGATCCTTCGCCTTTGCTACTATTTACTTTGCTCCAAAGAGCTAATCTGACTAGTCAGTTTAGTTGAAATCTTAAAACAACCAGCTCATTCGAGCTGGTTGTTTTGTTTTTTATGCATTTAAAATTCAAAATATGGTAATATTGAGTTATTCTTGTTGATACGCAATTTGCGTATGCTGGTTTTTCCGGCAAACATTTCCAATAAAAACGTGGAGAACACATGAATATGTTCAATAACCAAGGCGCAGTAAACGCCTCATCCCTTAAGGATGCACTACAGACTCTCGTCAAGTATGCTGCTATTCTCGAAGAGAACACCCCAGCAAATCAAGGCTTGGCAGGTCAACCATCTTTGTCTGATGACAAGCGTGATGAGTTGATTTCTCGTGCCATTATGACCCAAGACGGTAAAATTGCTCTAGCTCAGGCTATGGCAAACCCAATCCGTAGAAACCTAGATTATCATGGTATCGCTCGTCGTGCCTTGGTGGTCGATCCATTGCCACAAGGTGCTATGCCAACTTACGATAGAGATATCGATGTTGCCGCTGTAGTTATCTCCAGCAACGGTACTGGTCCAGAATCCAGAGTATTCGGTGACAGAGTAGTTGTCCCTGAATTCGAAGTTTACGCAAATCCAACCGTTAGAATCGCCGAAGTCAAGCGTCGTAGATTCAACGTTATCGATAGAGCAGTCCAGAAGGCTCGTCAAGAAATCATGGCTCAAGAAGACGCAAACGTTTTCGCAGCTTTGGATGCAGCCGCTTCTGTGGAAAATACTCTAACCGACATCGCTGATGCCGGTCTTCTCAAGAGAGACTTGGTTGAAATCAAGCAACAAGTTGATCGTTGGGACTTAGTTACTACCAAGTACTTCATGAACATCAATGAGTTCACTGACATCCTCAAGTGGGGTTCTGGTGGTGGACAAGGCGTTGGTGGTGGAGACTTCGATCCAGTAACCATGCGTGAAGTTCTACAAACTGGTCTTTACGCTCATATTTGGGGTACTGACATTATGGTAAGCAAGATTGTTCCTCCTGGAACGATATACGGCGTAGCAGATCCTGAATTCGTCGGAGTCATGCCAATTCGTCAAGACATTGAAGTCTTGCCAGCAGACGAACCAAAGCAATTGAAGCTTGGATGGGTCGTCAGTGAAATAATTGGTATAGCGATAGTTAACCCACGTAGTGTTGCGGCCGGTAGGAAATCGGTTGTCATCGGGGCTTGATCCTGAATAATATCCAATAGTTAGCAATAACTAATTGAAACTTGAAAAAGCTATCGTATGATAGCTTTTTCTTTGTTATATAGCAGGTGTGTATGTATATAATGTGGAGCTTTTATGATTTCTGTAGAATTATATGAAGAATGTAAAAAATTATATTTAGGCGGTCATTCAATATCTAAAATTTGTTTGGAAAAACATTTGGATAGGCACAATTTGGGGCGTCGTTTTAAAAAAGATGGAATAAATGTTGGATTAGGTTGCTCAAATGCTCGAACATATAATCTAAATGAGCATTATTTTGACCATATTGATTCTGAAGAAAAAGCATATATGTTAGGATTCATATATGCGGATGGTAATAATCTATTTCAAACAAATAGAATTGCGATACAACTATCGATTGTAGATAAGGAGATACTTCAAAAATTTTCTCAAATTATGTTCGGACAAGAGAATTTAAAATATCGCAAGAATAAAAATAATAAAGGAATTGAATTTGAATATGTGTCTTTAAGTATGTATAGCAAACATATGAGCCAGCATCTTGCTACCTTGGGCGTGGTAGAAGCCAAATCCCATAAAATTGTCTTTCCTGACTGGCTTGATAAGTCTTTGTATCGTCATTTTATCCGAGGACTAATCGATGGGGATGGTTGGATTTATCTGCCCAATGATAATCGAGATAGTCCTAATGTTGGACTAATTTGCACTCGCAAGTTAAATGATTTTCTAAAAGACTATTTTGAGAAAGAATTGAGGCTCAAATCTTATTTAGTCAAGGCATATAAACAGGATTTCGAAGTTATGTGTGAAATTCGTGTTAAGAACTATCACCAATGCAAAATATTTTTGGACTGGCTGTACAAGAGCGCCACTATCTCTTTGCAGAGGAAGTATGAATTATATCAGGAATTTCTCAACCGATACGATAATTTGAGAGATCAAAACAAGTAATTATTTTACATCTACCTATGAGCCTCGATCGTTTATTAAAACAAGCCGAATACTTCGAAAAATTGTCGCAACAAGACCCATATGATAGTAATTTGCGTAATTTGGTAGTGAATACTCGCCCCGATGGACGCAATTTTTCATTTCGTGAAGTAGTGGATGTAGTGTTACAAGATCTAACATCTTTGGATCGAAGTGAAAAGGATCCGGAGGTTTCCCAAGCTAGTCATGGATTATTGAATATTCTTAATAGCCTGGAAGTTCCCGATCCCAATGCTATGTTAAATGCAGCGAAGGCGGCTAATAATGTTATTCAACAGAGATATGCTAATGATGCTGAAAAAACCAAAATAGCCAAATATCTAGTATCTCTGACGCAAATCATCATCAATAAGTATTTTACCCAAAAATCCACAGATACGTCTGGTGGTGATGTGACCACCGAAGGAACTTATGTGTTTCTGCAAAGAATATTTAATACTCTTCATAGCGGTCAATCTTTAAATGAGAATGATGCCAATGAGTGGAAAAATTCTCGTACCTTTTATGTGCGACGACTTAATGGGTTAAATTCTCTACCCAATTTGACACCATCTCAGCAAAACGAGAAACAACTAATCGAATTTGTGATCAGCAAATTGCACTAAATATTCTTATTGTCTCTTGTGTGAAAATTTTCCATAGAAAAATGAGTGATATTCCTGTATTTCTTTGGAGATTATATGCCAGATAATGAAACATTTTTTCAAAAACTGACCGATATTAATTTTACGGTGAAAAATCTTTCACCTATCAGGAAAATACATATCTTCAATTACCCTATTTTCCCTGGTCAGACCCGAGATCTATTAGCCATTCCAGAGATTTCAGAAGCAGATATCCGACACTCTTTAATTAAAGGAGAGCTGGCTAATTTTATTCGCATGGGAGTGATCGATATTGTATCTAGCAGTATAGATTTGGTACAAGAAGATGCTAGTCAAGAAAATTTTTTAGTTAATGCGGGTTTGGTTGTTAATTCTCTGTTAGAGGCGCCCTTTACACAAACACAAACCGTATATGTTAATAAGGCAGGTAGTGATACTTTAGGGACAGGTTCCTTGGTTCTACCATTTCAAACTATTAGTCATGCTCTTTCAGTCATTACAGACGCTTCACAAACTAAAGTATACAATATTACTGTAGGTGCCGGAGAATATACTGAAGATCTTCTCATTCGCCCTTGGGTTGGTATAACTGGGGTGCCCGGAACCAGCGCTTTTGAAGGATTAACTACTGTTACTGTTAATTCTATTAGTTTTTCTCCATTATGGGCTGGTCCTACTTATAATGTGTCTTGGATGAGTCACATTACTTTTAATAATCAGCCTATATTTAATTTTAGCACTTTAAGCAGTATAAATGGACAATTAACATTTTTCGATTGCTTATTTAATTCTGGTGCCACTTATATTGGTGCTGGTAGTGGTAATGTTAATAATATTAATTGGGACGATTGCTTATCTTATGCCTTAGTTACCGTTAAAGACTGTCAATTTTTCTTTATGACTGGCGGATCACTAATTCAGATTACTGGCGGAGGTAATGCTCTTGATATTACTTCCACTGTGGAGGCAACTACTTGGTTAGCCTTACAGTGTGCTGTGAATGGCAATGTTAACTTACATACTCCTTTAATTAATCCAGTAGTGACCGCTCAATTGGTGGGGTGCGCGGTAGTAGGTACTCTAACTCTTAATGGCAATGTTACTTACACTTCCACGGCTACTGGAATACCATCCAGTATTACATTGTTAAATTCTGCACCGCCACCCGTATTATCCACACAGGCCAATGCTATAGGATATGTCCCTACATCCAATGCCAATTGGAATAATAGCGCCCCCACCACCGTTACTGCTGCTTTAGACCGTATTGCCGCTAAAATAGGTCCTATTTCATAATTTTAACGTAATACCGCTTGTCGAAGCATTTCTAACAGATATTCTTTATCATTATGCTCGGGATGTTCCAAAATTTCCTGATAGCAAACATCTAAAAGTGCCTTCATTCTGGGACCGGGGGTCATTCCCGCTTTTAGAAGATCGTCTCCGTTAATTTGCATAGCCTTACGAGAATGTACCGTGGTATCTTGGTATTTTGCCAGCAGCGTTTCCGCAGGCACGTCCATGGCTCTGGTTAACTTTATAAATTCATTATAGGTATGCTCCCATGGGTCGGGGGCTTCATTCTTGAACTTTGCTATAAACTTCCTGTAGGGAAACGCTCCGTCTTCTAGGTGCTGAAAATCTAACAACCTTTGCAGTAGGAAAGCAACTCTCTTGATGGATTTGTTTGAGAATTTAAGATCAATAAGCTCCTGCTCCACTAGTAAGTGTGGTAACTTGTTGTAGAGTAAGGCTAAACGGGTTTCTAACTCACCCGCACATTGATTCAGTGACGGAATTAGGGGAAGTTGTCGTCCCATCAAGCATGGACAGACAATATCCAAGGCTCCGGACATGTGTAGGTACATAACTCCAGCATGAGGGCGTGAAGTCATAAGAGTTTTGCTTAGTTCGTCATTGATACGTTCTTTGGAAACCTTCTTCAAGGTTTCCAAAGAATCTATCATTCCCTGAAAGGTTTCATCATGGATAGCGAAGCCAAAACGTGCAGCGAAACGAGCTGCTCGCATAATACGTAAACCGTCTTCTTGGAATCGTTTTTGTGGAACCCCCACAGCACGAATGAGACCAATCTTAATGTCTTCGTATCCGTGAAAAGGATCCACGCCCACATTGCTTACTGGATCGAAGGCTATGGCGTTGATGGTAAAATCTCGACGAGCCAAATCTTCCGTGATGTTTGTAACAAATTGGACCGATGCCGGACGACGTCCATCTCGATATTCACCTTCTACTCGAAAAGTGGTGACTTCGAAATGATTTTCCACGCCTTCGCCCATGCATACCGTCACTGTGCCATGTTGCAGTCCCGTAGGAATGGTTCTTTCAAACAGTTGGATGACTTGTTCAGGCGAAGCGTTAGTAGTAATGTCCCAATCTTTGGGCTGTAGTCCAAGATGTAGGTCTCGTACGCACCCTCCTACGATGTAGGCTTGAAAACCTGGATTCTGTAGAATGTTACAAATTTCGATAGCTTTTGGATGAATTAGGGGCTGAAAAAGACGATTATGTGACATATGCGGTAACATAAAGTTTAAAATTTGGGTGTCAAGCCCTTTCTTCAGCCGCACTTAGATAATATTTCGATATATTATTGTAATCTCAATAGGAATTCTACATGAAGCTTGACCAATTAACAGATCTGTACAGTCTAATTTCTAGAGGTGCCGAAAAAATACGGTTCAGAAAAACATCTATGAGATTAAGGCAAGCTGAATTTAACTCTGTTACTTTTAATCAGGGATTCACTAAAGTTGCCTTTGATACTCGTAGAATAGATCAAGCAAATCAATATAATCCTCGTCGTGGACTACAGTACTATAATCGTAGTGAGGCTTTTATCACCGAAGCTATGTCACAAAAAATTAAGAATTTTTCCAAACTCCGTCACGTGCTTAATTCTATCAAAGATATTTATGGCCAGGAACCAGAGTGGCAAGATAGCAACGCTCGTGTATTATTAACTACTTTAGATAATGGCTTGCGCACTATTATTAAGGATGGCGATTTTACTGAAGCACAACCTGGATTAGGCAGTTTTAATTATATTGAAGAGTTATTACATGTTAGATATCGTCTTGGTTTTGATGATTTGGTTAGTATGAGTGAGCTTGATTTACGACAAGTTATCTTAGCTAAAGATGAAGAGTTAACTAGGAAGGATGTGTCTCAATCTTTAGAGATCACTAAGAAAGATGTAATCACTAAAGATTACGATTCTTTGATCGAAAAATTGTTTGATGGATGTAAGGCAAGTGCAGATAACCCCGATGTAGAGAGGACTATTAGCATAACTATTAGAGACCGATTCCATAAAGAAGGATAAGTTATGAGTAGTGAAAGTAATTTTGCTTATGCTCTTAAATACAATACTCATTTTATTGTAAGAAATATTACAGGTAGTTCTGTAAACTCACCTTATCAAAAAACTATTTTTATTTTTAATTATCCCATTAATTATGGAGATACTAGAGATATTTTGGCTATCCCTGGAATAGAAGAAACAAATATTCGTGCTTCGCTTCTCAAAGGCGTATTACGTCACAAGTTATTATGTGGAGATATTCAATTAGTTTCCAGCAATATTGATTTAATTCAGTTTAGCGATAAACAACGTACTTTTCTTCAAGGTTTTGGATTTGGTAAAGGTATTGCTGTGGGATATAATGAATTAGATGGATATGTACAAAGTCTTTTTGGTGGCGGGGGTAGTGGAGGAATTACACCACAACAGCATGAAACACTTAGGCAACTTATTCATTTCATATCGGATGGTCCGGGTGATGGATTTGCTACAGGCGCCGTTAGAATTATCAGTCCAGCAGGGAGCTCATTCCCTACCTCAATAATATGGTATTTAGATGGTACGCTAACTACTAAATTAGTAGAAAGATTAAATGTATGGGACAGTAATGGTATGCCGTCCACTATTACTTGGAATATGTACGATTTAGATGGTATTACTATTATTCATACCATAATAGATACGATTACATACGTCAACAATATTTTTGAAACAACAAGAGTTAGGACGATCATATGAATAATCTGTGTTCAATATATAAAGTTACTAATAAAACCAATGGTAAAATTTATATTGGTCAAACTTGGCTTACTTTACGAAAAAGATGGCGGTTTCACTCTAATGATAAAAGTGGTTGCATTAAATTACGAACAGCTATTAAAAAATATGGTATTAATAGTTTTAGTATAAATCTTATTACTCTTTGTGGAACACAAGAGTCTGCTGACTATTGGGAAGATTATTTTATTAAACACTATGATGCCATTAAAAATGGCTACAATATAAAAGAAGGCGGTAGTCGTGGCAAATGGTCAGAAGAAAGTAAAATGAAGCTTTCAAAATCTAACATGGGACATTTAGTTAGTAATGAAACAAGAAAAAAATTATCTGTTTCTCATAGCGGCAAAGAATTTTCGGAAAAACATAAGCAGAATATATCAAGATCTCATATGGGCAAAATACATACTCAAGAAACTAAAGAAAAAATGCGTGGAGAAAATAATGCACGCGCCAAACTTAACAAAGATCAAATAAATGAGATAATTAATTTATATAGCACTGGTAATTATTCATCCAGGCAGCTTGCTAAAAAATTCGGTATTGGCAAGACGCAAATTCTTAGAATAATTAACAAAAAATCCTGGGTTAATATTTAAGGTGAACTAATGTCAAACGAATCACCCGCAGCCATTTTATTTGACGAATTAGGTAATCCGGTTGGGGTTATGTTCGATGGATATGCGTATCGATTACAAGTAGAAGCTAAATTAGCCTCTAATGTAGATAATTTTTTATCGTCAGATCGATCTATTTTTGGGAGCGGTGTAATAGCAGATAGACTTTCGCAAGTATCTGCCAGTTTTGTAGGACAGCTAACAGATACATTTAATAATAATATTGGTCAAATTACTTCTGGTAGCGGCTCAATTAATATTTCTAACAGTGTACTACAAGTTTCATCTGGTACTGATAATACATCTACTGTTCAAGTATTTACCAATAGCACTACAAAATATTATCCAGGCAGAGAAATTTATGTGCAATTTACCGCAGGGTTTACCATTCCAACCGATGTTAATAGTGAACAACAAGCTGGTTTATATGATGGGTACAATGGATTCTTTATTGGTTATCATGGGACAATATTTGGACTCACGATTCGTAATCTTTCAATGGATTCTTTTGTTCCTCTATCTTCTTGTAATGGAGATTTGTTGGATGGTAATATCAACAGTAAGTTTACTCGAGATAATGTACCAGAGGTTCTTAATTTTACCTTTTCCAATGTTTATCGCATTAGATTTGGGTGGCTAGGCAGCGCCCCCATATTATTTCAGATAATGGCACCAGATGGTCAATGGGTAACATTCCACACCATACGACAACCAAATACAAGTTCTATGCCAGGTATTGCGGATCCAAATTTGCCAATTACTTTTGAAATTATAAAGAATAGTTCCGATACCAATAATATTCAAATAACTACCAGTTCTTGGGACGCTGGTATAGTCGATAGCTCTCAGAGTCCTTTTAGGATTGTTCCAACATTTTCTTTATTAAACTCTACTAGCGAATTATTAGATGGCTATGCTTCGTTTATCGGAATTTCAGAAGATGTTTCCACTTATGTTTCTATAGATATTACCGTATTATCCGATCAAATTAGTGATGTTAATGGATTATTATTAGAATGGTCTCAAGATGGTATTATTTTTGCTTATCCTGAAAAGTTTACCATTTTACCTGGTCTGGGAGCCTTTTATTCTTTTGCACCAAGAGCTAAATATTTTAGATTAACATATACAAACGGTCCGGTAAATCAAACACAATTTTCTTTAACAACTGTTTATTATCCGGTTAACCGATCTATTTACGTACAAAATTTAAATACTGATATTGCTGCACAAAGAGCTACCGATGTAGTTAGATCTGTTTTGGCCGCTCAGAAAACAGGTGGTATTAACAGTGATTATACTAATTTACAGGCAACTGATGATGGTATTCTAAAAGTTATCTCTGAAATTACAGATAGTGTTAATGGTCCGGTGGCTGTTAAATCTCCGTTTACTGCCGCCATAGCGAGTGATCCGGCTTTGGTGGTTGCTATTTCACCTAATAATTCATTTACTGTTACTACAACTAAACCGGCAACCAGCGTCACCTCAAGTGTTTCTGGTTCTACCTCCAATTCTAATTTTCTACCTTCTAATGGAACTAGGTTAGGTGCTACGATTTACAATGATTCGTCAGCTTTGCTGTACATAAAATTAGGTGCCGTGGCAAGTGTCACTGATTATACTATTAAACTTTTTCCATTAAGTTATTATGAAGTTCCATATGGCTATACTGGACAAATAGATGGCATTTGGTCAAATGCAACCGGATTTGTTAGAATTAGTGAATTAACATCTTAAATATCAATAAAAAAGCATACTGGTAAGTAATACCATTTGAATTATAATGGAGCCTTCATGTCTAGTCAATCGCCAGCATCAGTTTTGTATAGTTCAGATGGTTATGAATTAGCCTCGATACCTGGCGCCATTATTCCAACTGGCACTCGTGCTATTTTAGTTGATGGTACAGATGGTACTCACGCACGTACTTTGTTAACTGATGCGCTTGGACGGCTTCAAGTAGTGGGGGCTGGTACCGCGGGCAGTCAGAGTGGCGGTGTTATTACTATTCAAGGCGATCCATCTGGTACCCCTGTTCCCGTTTCGGGCACGGTCGCAGTTAGTTCTGTTGGCGGTACTGTTACGGTAGCTGGTACTGTCACTTCGAATCAGGGCGCACCTAATACTCTAACCAATGCTTGGCCAGTTGAAATTACAGATGGCACTAATGTTTTAGGAACCTCCTCTCATCCAGTTAATATTACGGGGTCCGTCACTACCAGCAAATCTTCTACTGGCACTATTACTAGTGTATCTGGTTCTGTTACTAGCATCACATTATTAGCTTCAAATGCTAATAGAATTTCTGCGACTATTTTTAATGATGCCCCGTCTGGTAACATATTATACATAGCGCTTGCAGCTAGTTCAAGTACTGCGGCTTATACCGTTAAACTGTGGCCTGGCTCTTACTGGGAATTACCGGTGGATTATACCGGCACTATTTCTGGAATTTGGACTGCAGCCACCGGAAACGCATTAGTGACTGAACTGACTTAAAGGTAAAATGCCGTTATTTTCACCACCGTTGGATATAAAAAGTAACGGCACTGATCTGGGACCAGTTTCTACTATAGATTTTACCACTGGTATTACTGTTTCTGAAGCTAATGCAGTTGCTACCGTTAGTGATATTGATACGGGCGGTGGCGATGTTACCATGGTAGAAATAGATTTTGGAACTATACCTACTAGATCAAAAACGTTTGTAGTAACTGATGCGACCATTACGAGTAGTTCTCATATTATGGTGACGCAATCTGGTACCGCCTCTACAGGTCGTTCTGCCGATGAAAATGAGATGGATCCTATTACTTTTTCAGGCACTCCACAATCTGGACAATTTATTTTAATCGCTAATACCCTTAATGGTCCGGTGGTTGGTAAATATAGGGCGAATTACATGGTAGGGTAAATCACTAATAAGAAAGTATTAAGTTATGGCTATAATTCAATCGGGTTCGTCCTCATCTTTACTCACTGTTGATGCTACATCCACAGCAGCACGCGCTACTTTGTATGATATCAGTGGTAACGCCATGTGCGACGTAGCCTCTTTAAACAATATTTTAAACGCTCTCAATGCCAATGTCACATTTACGTTGGGAGGGCAATCTACTATTGGTTTTAACGTTGCCGGTACTTCTGGTACTTTAACACTTACTTTTGAAGCCACTATTGATAATTTGAATTGGTTTACCATTAACGGTACTCCGTTGGGTGGCGGATCTCCCGTTAGTTCTGTCACGGGAAATGGACAGTGGTTGGCTGACACAGGTGGCTTCTATGCCGTCCGCGCCCGCATTTCTGCCTTTACCTCGGGATCCATGACGGTGAGTTTAGTGGTTTCTCCTTCACCATCTAAAAATATTGCTCAAAACATAACTACCAGCGGAACCATTACCATATCTGGAGCAGTAAATCAAGGCACTCCCAATACGTTAGCTAATGCTTGGCCAGTAGAGATGACTGATGGCACCAATGTGCTAGGTACTTCGTCACATCCTTTGCGAATGGACCCAACAGGGACGACCACACAACCAGTTTCCGGTACATTAACAACCAATCCAAATCCTATAGCTGATAGAACTGCTACGGGCACTATCACTGCTAATGGTCAAACTGTCAGCATCAGTACTAATGGTATTGGTACAGTGGGAGTTTTTATTGGCACTACCGCTTGGACTGGAACAATTTCTTTCGAGGGAACTATTAATGGTACTGACTGGTTTAGCGTAGTTGGTTTGCCAGTTGGCGCTGATACTATTGGTGTTACTTCTACTACTGCTAATGGGCAATGGAGAGTAATTGGTTCTGGTTTGCTTGATGTGAGAGTGCACGCGACCGCTGCTATCACTGGTACGGCTACTATCACTCTGGAGGCTAATGCTACGGGCGGTTTGGTTAAGTCGGCACAAGGCTCGCCGAATTCCATAGCTAATTCATGGCCAGTAGAAGTAACTGACGGTACAAATATTCTTGGAACTTCAAGCCATCCAGTTCGCACAGATCCAACAGGCTCTACAACTCAACCAGTTTCTATTTCGGGAACGGTACTAGTATCAGGAACAGTTATCGCCAATCAGGGCACTGCAAATACAGTTTCTAATGCATGGCCAACATTAATTACAGATGGTACCAATACAGCGGCTGTTAAAGCGGCTAGCACAGGTGCAGTTACTACTGATCCATCAGCAGTAGTGGCGTTGTCACCAAACTCTCCACTTCCAAATCTGGGTAACGTAGATTCTGGTAATAGCAGTACCGTTGCATTGGGTGCCAGCGCAACCTTTACAGGTACTGGAACAAGTGGTCTAGGATACTCTGTTATTGCTGTTTCAGTTATGGCTATTGGCGCTTCAGCTCCACCAGGAACTTTGATTATCGAACAATCATCTGATAATACCAACTGGGATGTTCAGGATTCGTATTCAGTAGTTGGTGGTACCGCTTCTCCGACAGGTGAATTTGATATTACTATTAACCTAAGAGCTAAATTTTATAGGGTTGTTTATGTAAATGGTGCTACCGCTCAAACAGCTTTTAGATTGCAAACTATTACGATTCCAGTCTTCTCTCCACAGTCGGACGCACCAACTCAAAAGGGTATTCAGGCGAATACATATTTACCAGTTCAGGAACCAAAAGATACTGGTAGAACAGTTAGAACATTTGTTGCCACTAATACTGCTGGTATAGCTACAGAAGCTATGGTGACACTAACACCTTATACTGGATTTACGGCAGGATCTACAGGAACAAGTTTTACGGTAACGGCAGGTAAAACTCTTAGATTACAGACTTTAACCGTGTCTGTAAGAACAGCCACTACTACTGGTCTTGGTGCCATCATTAGATTGAGAATTTCTAGCAGCGGCGCAGCAACAACGTCTACTGGAGCAATGGTTATCGCCGGAGCTTTTTCTGGTGCCGCTACCGGTGGTGTAGGTACTGCTACAGTAAACTTTCCAGATGGTTTGGAACTATCTGGAACACAACAATTTGGAATATCAGAATTGGCAAGTAGCACGAGCGCCTTCGTAGATATTTCACTGGTTGGATATGAATACTAAAGGAGATATAAAATGGCAAATAAACCAACTTTACTAATTAATTTTCAGTTTGATTATGATGGAACAACCGCAACAATAGTGGTAAATCCAAAAACTGGTCCCGTATTTTTAACAAATCAAGTAGGATTTACAGAACTAACACCTGCTTTTAATGCTACTGTTACAGGAGTAATTTCTGGAAGCGTAACTATTACAGATAATGCTACTCAGCCAGTTGCAACAACTGCTTCGGTAGCAGGTGGTAATTTAACAGTTAATATTCCCGCTGGATTTAGCGCCGGACCCTTATATTGTACAGCCACAATTTCTTTTTGAAAAGAGCTAATTAATCAAGCACTAACATTCAATAGTTCAGTAGTTAGCTTTTTATTTTATATCTGTTTGAAAGGAATTAGTTTTAAAAGACTAACATGATATATAAAAGTTAAACCCCGTGCGACGAAAAGGTGTGTAGACTATGAAATGGAAGCACATATGAGAGCCCTTGTTCTTAGTGGCGGCGGGAGTAAATCAGCCTATTCCGTTGGTGTGCTGCAACATTTATTGGGTAATTTAGAAATTAAATATGATGCTATCGTTGGCGTCTCCTCTGGAGCCATTTGTGCTGCTTTTTTAGGTATGTTTTCTCATGGCTATGAAAAAGAATCTATCGACGCCCTGTCTAAAATATGGCTCAGTTTAAATAACGAAAAAATATATCAGAGATGGAATCCCTTTGGTCGTTTTCATGTGCTTTGGAAATTAGGATTTTTTGATAATTCACCCATGAAAGATTTAATCAGAGATAGCATATCATTAGAAAAAATACGATTATCGGGCAAAAATATTACTGTTGGAACTGTCAGTTTAACTTCGGGAAAATATACCAATTTTGATCAGAATTCAGATGATTTTATTGGTGCGGTTATTAGTTCTGCCGCTTTTCCAGTTATGTTTGAACCTGTCATGATTGGAAATCAATTGTGGAGCGATGGGGGCATAAAATCTATTAGCCCTATTCATACGGCAATTATGCTGGGAGCAGACCAAATTGATGTGATCGCTACCTCCCCAGAAACACGAGATAAAAGATGGATTGACAAGCCATCCATTATAGATATAATCAAGAGATCATTTGATCTCTTTACGGAAAAAATACTTTCTAATGATATCGAAAAAGCCATCCTGTACAATAAGCTGGCATCCGTGGGATTAACCGAGAAAAAATGCGTACAGCTCAACATTATCCGCCCAGATTACAACTTAATTGAGGATTTATTGGACTTCCATCCCACTAAAATAGCTGAAATGATTCAAAAAGGCTATCGCGACGCAAAATTGAAGTACACAGTGTAATAATTCTACATACTATGATAGGAGCGCGCAAGAATGACAACCAATGATTTCCCGGGAATTGGCTATACTAACTATGGACGTAATTTTAACTTTTTTCAAAAAGTATCGGTTACTGCCACCAGTTTTGGATCTAATAGTGTTGATGGATACCAGCCTGATGCTTTGATCACGTTTCCAACACAAACTGTAACTTTTCAATTGGAGCCTGCCGCCGAATCTGACGGATATGGTCTCATTCAATATTCTTTTAATGGAATAACCATCGATGGCGACATGAGTTACGGAAATTATAGTGCTAATTTAACTTTTGAAAATCGAGTTATTTCTAAAATTTGGTTTAAACTCGTTTCTGGTAGCGCTACCGTTAGAATAGAGGCTTGGGGCATTCGTTGATCGTTTAATATTTTTGGAGATGTTGAAGCCTGGGCATATAAATACATATTTATATGCGAGGTAAAATGGGAAGAAAATTTGTTGATTTGACTGGTCAGTGTTTCGGTATTCTAACTGTTATTAGGAAAACAGATAAAAATAAATTTGGACAATCTCGTTGGGTTTGTCGATGCACATGCGGCAATGAAATTACTACTGTCGGAAATAGGTTGATACAGGGCGGTGTAAAATCTTGTGGGTGCATCAAATTTACTAAAGATTTAAGTGGGCAAAAATTTGGTAGTTTGACGGTATTAAATCAGTCCAAAACCGCTAACCAAAAAAATACTGGTAAACATATTTTTTGGTTGTGTCAATGTGTTTGTGGGATTAAAAAAGTTATTAGGGGAGATTCTTTGAAAAATGGAGAAGTAGTTTCGTGTGGTTGTTTACATCCACGTAAACCACATTCTGATCCAGAATCGGCTAGAATGTCCAGTGCTCGAAATGTATATAGAAATACTTATATGGACGGAGATTTAAGTTTTGAAGATTTCTACGATCTTTCACAGTTGCCATGTTATTATTGTGGGGCACTTCCGTCAAATCGAGAAAATGTTTTTTTGAGACATCAATCCACAGATTTTGCAAAACGAAACGGTCTTTTTATTTACAATGGTCTTGACCGCGTGGACAGTAATTACGCACATGATAAGGATAATGTTGTTCCGTGCTGCTACCCATGCAATTGGTCTAAATCCAGCAGAAGTGTCGATGATTTTGAAATATGGATAGTAAAATTGGCTATAAATTTGTGTAGCAGAGATAAATCCAAGTATCAGGAAATTATTGAATCTGTAGATGGTAATATGGTAGTATAATAAAGTAATGAGGAGATGATAATGACAATTTCATTAGACAGTTTAACTTCTGATCCAGTTGGAACAGAAAATGGTTTAGTTACAAGAAATATTCCATCAGGAACACAAGATGTTAGTGGTTCTGAAGTTATTATCGATGGTTATGTCCAAACCAATCCTAATGTTATTGTTTCTAATTTTCCATCGGAACAGCACGTACTTGTTGATGGTTATGTGGAAACTAATCCGGTGGTTATTCAGGGTACCAATCCTTGGAATGTTAGTATTAGTAATTTTCCATCCGATCAACATGTGATAATAGATGGCTATGTACAAACTAATCCAAATGTTAATGTCACTAATTTTCCAGCAACACAAGCGGTCACTCAAAGTACTAGTCCGTGGGTAGTTTCATCTTCTGGCAATTTTAATAACTCTTCTGTTTCTTCTATTGCATCGGGCGCCCCCACTTCAGCTACTTTTGTTGGTGGTGAGGTTCAAGCTGTACAATCAGGTTTAACATCTGGAGATTTGTATCCACTCTCTTTAACCACTACTGGATTATTGCGTGTCGACGGATCAAATATTACACAGCCTGTCAGCGGTACCGTAACTGTCAATCAAGGCTCAGCGGCTGCCTTATCAGGCGCGTGGCCAGTAGAGATAACTGATGGATATGGTAATATTCTTGGAACTTCTTCCAATCCTATTATAACTACATCTAAAGCTGTTAATCGTACGACATTAACTTTTGTAGGTTCTCATTTTAATGGTGTAAGTAATACAGAAACTATGATAACTTTTACCCCATATTCTAATTTTGTGGCGGGAACTGCCGGAACTTCTTTTGCTGTTGACACTGGTAAAACATTAAGATTACAAAGTATAATTTTAAGTGGTTATAATGGCAACGGATTTTTTAATTTAAGAATTTCTAGTAGCGGATCTGTTACCACAAGTACGCCAATTATTATAAGTGTGTATTTAACAGGCACTGTTAATGTTCCAATTCCAGAAGGACTAGAATTGACTGGATCGGTACAATTTGGAGTATCTCAAGTGCAAACTCCTACTGGCGCTGTATTTAGTATGACTATTACTGGATACGAATATTAATTTTCCTGTAAGTTTAGGGGTAAGTCATGCCATTTAGATTAAATGATAATGGACAAATAGATACGACTAAATATAATGATCGCGCCATGTCTGAGCGAGAGACTCGACATAAATTATTATCTTGGGCGAGACAATTAGGCTATGAAAGGGATATGCTACTGTTGTTTGCTAAGTTTGATAAACTACTAAAAAACTGTACTAATGAGGGAGAACGCAAAGATATTGCTGCATTAGGGTGGGCAGAAACCCTAAAATTGATGGGCTCATATGGCACTTTTTTCATGGATGGAAAAGTAATTTATTCGAAGGAAGATGATCAAAGATACTCTTTGCTCTTGAATAAAGAAGATAAAGGAATTGTGAAATGACAGATAGTAAGTTTTTTGGCGAAGTGTTATGGTTCGATCCTGCTAGAGGATTTGGATTTATAGGTTGGGAGAAAGATGGCGTACAACAAAAAGACCTGTTTGTCCACTTTTCCGATATTTCGTGCGAAGGTTTTAAAACCCTTTACAAGCATCAAAAGGTATCTTTTGGTCTGGGCACCAACATTCGTGGGCAACCCAAAGCAGTGGATGTCGCCGTCTTGAAGAACTAAATTATCTATCTAGTTCTCTAATGATGATGTCTAATTTGCTGTTAACATTATCCGTCAAGTTTTTGCCGTTAATTTTGAAAACCACTTAGATGATAATTGTCTGAACTTTTTAATTTGTTTAGTTTTAGATATTTTTGCTTTAGTCTCTTCTGAACGTGGCTTACCAAAAGTCCAATGTTTATCTTGACGACAAGCGTTACTTATTTTGTTTTTAGTTTCTTGCGAGTGTTGTTTACCAAACATTGAGGTTTCTTGACCTATTTTTCTTGGTCTTTGTTTGGCTTTTTCCGACATTATCTGTTTGGTGTCCAAAGAATGTGTTTTGCCAAACATTTTATTATTTTCTCCCAAATTTAATTTTGAAAGTCTCTTTTTGCTTTCTTCTGAATGCCCTCCCTTATACCCTTCACCACCGTTAGTTAAATTATAGACATTGTTCTTGCCTAATAATTCTTTAGCTCTAATAATCCACTCTATCTCAGTATAATTAGCTTGATCTTCTGTTTCTACGCTAGTAATAATATTTAATGAAAAATTTTGTCTCCCATATTTGTTAATAGCAAGATCAATAGGCATAGACTTACTTTTACATGAATTGTGTTCCCAATTTCTTCTTTTGAGATTATTAGTTTGACCAATATATACTTTACCATTGATCAAATTTTCATAAATATAAATATCAATCATTTTTTAAATGTTCCAATATTTCATCTAATTTATTGGTACAAATATTTTCTAGATTTTTTACTTTGACATCCAGAGATGTAATATCTTTAGCATCTTGTAAAATGTGGTCGTTCAAACTTTTTTCAATATTGCTTAATTGATCGTCATGTTTTTGTCTGTATGTTCTAATTAATCCAATTACAGAAATAACGACGGCTACTATGACGCCAACGGAACTAATAATATCTTTGAGTTGTGACCACTGAATAACAGTGGGATCACTCATTTTTTTCGCCTTTTAGTTTTGATTTTGGCGATAACGATGTCGCATTTATCACTAACTTGTTCGCAATCCGTTGCCACCTGTTCAGATGCTTCTAACACATCTGTTTGTTGTTTTACTTGTTGTTGCTTTTGTACCATAATTACCCCTTAGTAGCAATAAAAGGCTTGAACTCATCCATCTGCGCTAAATCGGCATTCTCATTAGCGTATTCTTCATCTTTCTTTTGCTGATCGAGGTTGGAAACTTCTAATTCTTCGTAATGCGTCTCTTTGATTTCTAAGATAGATCGTTCCCTAGTTGGAATAAAGGTCTCTTTTAAGAATGGCATACTAGGTTGAATGATGTTGGGAGCCGTTTGACGAACTTTTATCTTATCGCTCTTTTTATAGATGGATCCGCTAGATGCTGATTTTTGAAGTTGTTCTAAGGTATATTGATAATGTCTCTTATCCAATAGATTAATGGAACGAAATGCTGGCACCGTCAGATTTAAATCTGCCAGACTAACATTACGATTACAAACGTTAGAAATCCAGAAGGTAGGAGCTTCTTTTACCATATGAGACCTCTTTGTAATACTAGTATATTCATAATTTGTCATAATACCAAAGGAACCAGATGACCGAAATCTTACAATACATGCCGGGTATGCAAGTCACTATCTTTTTGGAAACATTAGATATCAATGGACAACGTACCAACGATGGATATGATGGATACACCGTACCCGTGGTGACTCGTATCATTTTGCCGGGTTATACCTTAGCGATGGGATATCCACAACCACTTATTCAATTGGATGTAGGTCTATATACTTTTCAGTTTCAATTGCCTAGTGGAGCCGCGGCAGTCGGCAGTTATTTAGTAGATGTAGCCTATATGAATACGTTGGGGTTTGTGAATTATCAAACTTATCAAATTATTGTGACTGCGCCGTTTGGTCTCTACGGTATAACTGTGCCGAGTGTATCATGATTAAGGGTAGAGGCGAATTAATTGACGTGACAGATCAGGTCAATTTAATTGTACAATTTAAAGATGCATCAGGTAACCCCATCAACACGGATTCCTTTCCACAAATTTCTATTGTTCAACCCAGTGGCTTGGTGCTATTAGCGCCCACTTCTATGGGAGTAGCTCAAGTGGGGACGGGTCAATATTCCTATATCTTTACCGTTCCTATCAACGGTCCTTATGGTGTCTTCAATGATGTTTGGACGGGTTTTATCAATGGTTCTCGTGTGCAAGCCACTTTGAGTTTTGTGGTGACTCACACCCAGATTCCAGCCATCAATACGGATGGTTACATTCATTTGGGTGATGATCCAGGATTTCGTTATTCCCAATGTGCTATTCAAAATATCAACAAATTGATTAAATCACTGAAGGCTAGACTTAACAGCGCCGGTAAAGCTAAATCGGTAGATGGTTATGGCAATACTATCTATGTGGATTGTGATATCTTTTCAATTGATATGTTGGTGACTTTTATTGCTACAGCTTTGTGGGATTTTAATCAGGTGCCGTATTTTACTTTCTTTACTTTTGATGAAGATGATTTCGTTAATCAGTTCGGGGAGATTTTGGTGGAGGGAGCTACTTTGTATGCGTTGGCTTCCAAGGCTTTGATCGAGAGGGGAAGAGAGTTTCAGATTACGGATAATGGATTGAATTTTAATCCGCCGACGGTAAGTGAGTTGATGGAGACACAGTATTCGACACTACTAACGGCATATAATGATAAGCTACGATATATAAAGAACTCACTTCGTCCGGCACCAAGAGGTTTAGGAGTATTTAGTATGAATAGTGCTATAAACCCGGCATTTGCAAGATTACGCCACCTTAGGGCGAGACGTCTGATCTAATATTATCTATGTCTAGTTCTATTAATACCTTCTAGAAAGTTCTGTTTAGATGATAAGGGACGTAAATTATTTAATGACCAACATCTCATAAATTTTTCATCGTCCATGGAGGTATAATCAAACAGTGACTGTGGAATAATATGGTCGATTTGCCATGTCCATGTTGAGCTGGCATTATCGTCCCATGTTTTAGGATTATATTTGCCATAGTTGTCCCAAGACATCCATGGTTCGAATTGTTTTTCTAAATGCTCTTTTAGTTCTTGAATAGAATAGGGAAGATAATCTAAACAGGAATATCCATTTTTAGATGAATCATTAGACTTCAGATAAAAATTAATATTAGCCGAGACAGATGTCCTGATTCTAAAATTAGGATCATTAATGCGACGTTCTTTAGTATATTCGTTTTGATATTTTCTGATTTTATCCGCATTTTTAATGCGATATTCTTTATCCTGTTTTAGGATATCTTCTTTGTTTTCTTGGTAATATATTTTGTTATACTCTTGTCTTTCTTCTTTATGTTCCTGATAATACTCTTTTTGTTTTTCTAATTTTTCTTCTTTATTTTCTTCGTAGTGATCTTTTTTATAGGTTAAAATTTCTTCTTTATTTTCCTGATAATATGTTGCGTCATACTCTCGTTGATACTTTTTAATCTTGTCTTTGTTTTTCTCACGGTATTGGCGCATATATTCGGTGTTGCACTGCTTACATTTTCCACTCTTGCCGACATCATCCTTTTCAAGCCCGCACATACTACATTTCTTCATGATTTCTCCTACCACGATCTATATCACTACTGGGAGAAGTTGAAATAAAATTATTTAGGTTCTAACGGATTAGCTAAAACTCCTGAAACCGCCTCGGCTTCTATGCAAATGCCTTCTACAATAATCCAGTCGCCAGAAGTAAAGTTTTTGGTTATTTCTTGATCATTAGCTAACCAAGCATTTGGTGCGCGCCCCACTTCAACATTATCTGTTTCAATGACTATCTGTAGGGGCAATTTTTGGGCTGCCGGGTGGACATAGCTGTGTGAAAATAATCCTTCCATTTTTAATCGATCAAACATTATTCTGGACACATCCAACTTATGACCATTATAGGGACCGACGCCAGCATAAGTAATAGATTGAATTTTGCCCACTAAAACATCACCCAGTAAGACTTTTATATTTATATATGTCATATGAAACAATATATCAGAGACCAGCTAACTTCTCAAATACTTCTATCTGATTCAACAGCGCTCCGTGCTTCTTTCTCTCGGGCGCTTTCAATTGGTAAGGTGGTAAAGAGCTTGGTATCTCCCTCATCTCCGCCCCACAGCACCGCTTCCTGCACCATAAACTGCAAGGGCGTGTCCATCTTATAATCATCATATCCATGGGGAGAATAAGCCAAGGTAATATGGGGCTTGTATTCTTTGAAGGTCTGCTTAAAATCCACTTTAGCGGCTTGCAAGGCTTTGACCAATTTTTTATGCAATTGGTGCAATTCCTCCGACTTGACGGGGGCGATGATGGGAACGGGATGATCGGGGCGAGGAGGAAAATGTGAGACGTGATCTGCTTTGACGGAGAAGGGCTCCGTCTCCGCCATAATTTCATAAGCCGCTTCGGTGGCTTTCAACATCTTCTTGATGGACCAGTTATCTTCAAACACCAATAAAGTAATATGATACTCCGAAGGTGTTTCTTTTTCACCCGGAACCTCCAAATTACGAATTAATCTGCCCACCTCGTGGGGCACGCGAATTCCCAAAAAAGCCATAGCTTAACCTCTATATCATATGGTAATATGACTATTTTCTCATTTCTATATGTCTTTCAAGAAACATGAGAAAATCCCACTCTCGGTGGCACGCAAATTACCCTATAAGTCACTGGCTCGCATGATTAAAAAGATGCGCGAGTACTTGAAGAAGGACCCAGTGGTGCAGGAAATGTTCAAGGACTATGGGGTGGAGATCGAAGAAATTGATTATATTCCTATGATGTTTGGAAATATTGATGTCTCGGCCAAGACGGATCATGGCGTCATTATCTTTAACTTTAAATTGCTGACCGATGGTGATTTTTTCGAAGATTTTTCCTACGGGGTGCATGAAATGACCCACTGGCTGCAACAAACTACGGGTAATAAAGCGACTCGTAGTTCGGATGATGGTAACTATCTTAGAAATCCTTTTGAACAGGAAGGGTTTGCTAATCAGGTAGAATATATTGCAAATCAATTTGGCGATGGTAAGGCGGAAAAGTACGTGGACGATTTATTAGATCATCATGATGTAGATGGTAAAAAAGAAAAAGATGAATTAAAAGCTATCTTCCTTGACAAAGTGGCAGGAAAATATTCTTTCTGAAAAATTTAATTCTTATTACTATTTATTAGATTTTGTTTGGCGCTCAAAGGGCGGAGGTTATCAAGAGACCAACATTTCTTGAAGTTATCATCTTCCATGCTTGTGTACGGTAATTTGCTTTGTGGGATAATATGATCGATATTCCATGTCCAAGTAGATGGATCATTATCGTCCCAAGTTTGAGCACTATATTTGCCATAGTTGTCCCAGGTCATCCATGCTTCAAACTGTTTTTCTAAATGGTCTTTTAAATCTTTAATATCATATTCTAGATATTTGAGACATGATTCATTATTTTTGGAAGAATTATTAAGTTTCATATAGTATGCTATGTATTTGGATACATGCCCACGTAATTTGAAATATGGATTATTCCTTTTTTTACTGTGGTAATATCTGGCATTCTTTTCTTTTATTTTGTTTTTATTATTTTGCCTATAAATTTTTCCATCTTCGGCTAATTTTTCTTTGTTCTTTTGGTTGTATATTTTTCGATAAGTTTTTAGGAAAATTTTTCTGCAATCCTTGCATTGGTTGCGATTTTTTTCAAAGCATGTTTCATCTTTGTAATTTTTACACATCGTACATTGTTTCATGAATTTTATCGATAAATTGATATTGTGGTATGGTAACTTATGCTGATCCAGTTCGAGTGGGGCTATCTCGCGTAGCATCAATGGGTGATGGTTACACTATTAATATATCATGGTTTCAGGCTTATTCCACGCTTCCTTCAAACAAAATAGCTTATCATATTTATTATGGTACGGATAACACTAAATTAATTCCAGATTCAGAATATCCAGACATATTTTCTGAAGGTGTCAAGCTGGTGGTGATTGATGGTTCCACCGAAGTTAATGTGATTGGATTAACTCCAGGTCAGGAATACTGGTTTTGTGTGCGACCGGTAGAGTATGATCCAACCATTTTTAATTTGTCAAATTTACCTATTGCTCATGATAACGTGCGTTTTTATCCCAGTAGCTTGCTCCGTCAAAATATGACGGCTACCGATTTGATTGTGCCACTAATGGATGTGGAAGGATTTCCCAATATGGGAGTCGTGCAAGTAGGTATAGAACTAATTTTATATTTAGCGGTAGATGCGGTCAATAACAATTTGATTGTACCGGGCGGCACCTCTCCAATTAGTGGACATTTGGTATTACAATCTAACAATCAATACTATTTGCCAAACCCTAATAATACGGGACAGGGATCTTTAGGTTCTTTGACTTTGGTAGGTGGTGACACTAATGGCACCTACAGTATTAGGTGCATCTTTGTGCAACGAGATGGTAGTGGTAATCCCATCTCCGGCACTGCTAAATTCGTGGTTATTAGTCCCCCACCAGGCGATCCGGTGGATGGTTATGGCAACTACCCAGTTTGGGTGGCTAACGGTCCGATAGTTTCTGATGGTATCTTGAGTTTTGGTATTGTTGAAAATGATGGATATACTTTTGTACCGGGCGATTCTTTTACCGTCCAAGTAGCCGGAGCACAACCAGGTCTGTCCAGCGGTCGTGGCTATGATAACACTCCGATTACCTCTCACTCGGTTAGTGGTTTCGATGGCTACAATACCTGGAATCCTTTGGTTACTGTCTTTACTTTAACCGAGTCTCGCCTTTATGATCAGATGTATGTTTGCTTATCTCGTTTTGAATATCCTAACTTTCCTTTCACTATTATTGATGGTTATAGGCAGGTACCCGTCGATTATTTGAGCACAGATTTAGCTGCCGCTGACGCGGCTAATGTTACTTTCCCGATATACGACTATGCGGGCTATCACCGTACTGATCCGGTACAATTGCTCAATGGTACTTGCGTAGGCAGTTACATCGGTGGAGAGATGGGTTGTATCGATGCTTACGGCAACTACAACATCTATCGTGGTTTCTCACTCCAGGATCAAAATACTCAGCGTCAAGACATTTTATTGTCCGTTACGGGGCAACCAGCTGTTCTAGTACAGAGAGTGCAGACGGGAGACGTATGCAGTTGTTACCTCTCCACTAGCGAATATCCTGACGACCGTTGCCCGTTCTGCTACGGCACCAAGTTTGTCTTTGGATACACCCAATATTTCAATCCGCGTCAGTCGGACGGACGCATCATGGTGCGTTTGGGACCAACTGCTGAAAATCTAAAAATGCATGAAGGTGGTTTGGAATCTGAGTTCCCGCTAGATATTTGGACTCTCACGGTGCCTACCATCAAGACACGTGATTTCTTGATTTTGTTCGACCAGAACGATAACGAATCCTTCCGCTACGAAGTAGGGGACGTCATTCGTAATCAGACCATTTTAGGTCAAGATGGCGGTCAGCACTTGAAGACCTTCCGTATCCGTAAGACCGATCCGGCTTATCAAGTTAGGGTGTTCCGTAACACTTCCGATTTTCCAAATACCATCAATACTTCTTTGGGTATGGCTCCTCCTGCTATTCCGCCTCATAGCCACACCATCGTAGTAAATGAAAAGGTTTTGGCGGTCAGCCAAATTAATCAGACTACCGGTATCTCACAGGGACATAATCACCCAATTACGGATGGGGTCGTTCAAACGGTGCTCGGGCATACACATACTATTATTCTCCCCTGATCTATGCATAGCTCTGGAAACCATTTAAGCGACAACTATCAGACAAATTGGGTTGAAATATAATTCGGTCGTCAAGATTATAAAGACTAATAAAAAGCCATAACATCATGACGGACAACAGACAAAAACCAGCAGTTCCAAATTATGTGCCAGACGTAGGTCGTTTGGTCACGGATAGATTTGATTTTCAACAGCATGTTAATGGTACTGGTTTCCGTCACGTGGCTAATCAAATCGATATGTCCCCATTAATCACTATTAGTGGTGAGCAGCCCACTAATGTGCAAGACGCTATTGCTTTACTGGCTGAAGCAGCATCCCCAGTTTTAAATCCAGCAACTACAACTACTTTAGGTATTGTTCAATTATCTGGAGATATTGCTGGAACTGCTACTAATGTTAGGGTAGTCAATATTCAGGGACGACCGATTAGTACCTTACCGCCGTCTACGGGTCAAGTATTGACTTGGCAAAGTGGCGGATTCTGGTCCCCACAAAATGTGAATAATGGGGCGGCAGGTGGCGACTTACGAGGCACCTATCCTAATCCATTGGTAATAGCTTTGGATGGTTACAAGTTTAAAACTCCTACTAATCCACTCAATGGGCAAGTGCCCACTTGGGTGTCTGCGGATGGTTATATCGAATGGAATTATACTGGACAAAATGTGGTCGTCTATCAACCCGGAGGTACCGCGGGAGGTAATGTGTATACCACTTTCGCGGGTGTGTATGCTTTTGCGCAAACTTTGGGCAGTGCACCAGTCACCATTTACTTGGACTCCACTCATAGTAGCACTTTCACTGTGCCAGCCGGCACCTATACTTGGGGCAATCAGCTATTGACCATCTTGGGATCCGGGGGTCCCGGACCTCCCATGCTGCAATTGCAAGCTGGCGTGGTGTGGAACGGCATTCTCTCTATGAATGTGGTAGGAGCCCAACTGACCAATGCTTCTACTAGTAGCACTCCCATCAGTTTCTCGGATGCTCTCAATCATACCGTACAAATTTTCTCTCATAGCTTTCTCAATGTGGAAGGGGGTTGTCAACCGCTGATGACCATTACCAATACCACTTCCGGACATTTATTTATTGAGTCGGATGGAGGTACCATTGGTGGTTTACCCGGAGGCGGTGCTCCCGTCATTACTGTCACGGGAGGTGTCAGTACTTTGACGCTAGTAATTGACGCCAACGCCTCTACTATCAGCGCTTCCTGTGTGTCTGCGGCGGTGGCAGGTAATGCACAAATCGTGTATGATGCCAATTCCAGTATATCTTTGCCACAGACTAATGTCACCTTGATTTTAGATGATATCGCCGCACAGGTCTCCTATAATGATGGCTATGTCTCTCCCACTATCGGAGCGGTGACCGTGCAAGCTGCCATTGATTATCTCAAACAACATAGTGGAAGCGGAGGTACTATCGCCGGAGATGTCACGGGGACGTTAGGATCCTCCACCGTAGTCAAACTACGAGGAAAAAATCTCTCCACCACTTTGTCTTCTCTTGGGGCTGCCCAAGATGGATATGCCCTCACCTGGGATAACACGGATGGCTATTGGTTTGCGGAATCACCTCCCGCCTATCAATGGGCGACTAATGCCTCACCCGTTACTTTATCAGATACCGCAGCACATATCATTACTAGCGTCACTATTGTACCTACCGTGACAGGACGATTGATTGCTTCCGCCACTGGTTATGTTAATAACTTGTCGGAAGCTGATACGGTGTCTTTGGGGATGTTTTACAGTATTGGTGCAGGCAATACTACTAATATTGCTCCCATTGGACTGTATACTATTCCACCCGCCATTAGTTTTACTTTTGCCGCTACCGTGGATTTACCTTTCTATATTATTTCTAACTTCCCCATCAATGAACCATGGGTGATCAATATTTGTGCCCAAGCCGGCACTGCTAATGATATTCAGTTCCCCGCTAGTGGATGTAATCTAGAAGTGGAAGAAAACCTACAGGCTAACTTATTGCCATAATAAAAATCTACCAATAACATAAACTAGTGTGCAAATCAATTCGCATGCTTCTGAAAAATTGATACTGCTTCTTCTTATGTGATTAATACTAACTTCGCTGAGATTACTTTGATTAGCGATGGCACAAATTGGTTTGTCTGTGATTCTTATAATGGTACCATAGTTTGATTCTACTCCTAATATTTCGAGAAAAATATATAGGGCATCATAATTCGTAATATATTACTTATTTCGTATGTCTTGAAGGAGTTATCATGGACCCAATTTTGCAAGTGCTGCTTAGCTGGCAGTTTGTGTTGTTTTCTCTGGCTGTTGCGGCTGTTATGTATGTCTTTAGAATTATTGGAGAATATATTTTATCTCTTTTTAAGGTTGATCCCAAGAAGCCAACATGGTGGAATGATCTAATTCTTCCTATTTTGCCGGTTTTCATTGGTGCTTTCGGAGCGCTACATATTAAAACCTTTCCTTATCCGGACGGTTTAACTTCTCATGGTGATAGGCTTATTTTCGGATTAGTGGCTGGCTTACTTTCTACCCTCTTGTATCGTGTCTTTAAAGCTTTACTGTATCAAAAGATTCAAGGTTTTGTTCAGGCTTTACCTGGTGCTGTTCCGGTTGCTACCACCCCAGCTGTAGTTGATCCAACAGTTGGTCCCACGATTCCTGTTCCAACCCCAGCCGCTACCACTAATACGGTAGTTACGGCTAATCTACCGTCGCGTGGAAGTTTATAATTCGGAAGTGCATTATATCGTATATTACGTAGAAATCATGCAACCATACGATATACGAAGAGAGAATAATGAGTAATTTTCCTCAGAACTTTGACGATGATACAACTTTACCAGTTGTTAATGATAATCTAACAGAAATTGGTGGCGACGCCATTAATGCTTTGCGAGATGCTGTCTTTAACATCGAGATGAATATTGGTTTGGGTGCCGCAGGAACTACTCCATCTATCGCAGCCCGTTTGGGTTTGCTTATTAATCCGGATGGAACTCCTAATGCTTCTGCTATTACTAGTTTAGGTTTGGTAACTTTACCAATTACTCAAGATCAAATTATTGATAACGCCCAAATTCCAGAATCCAAATTGCGTTTGGATTATCGTACCCAGGATCTCTTTAATTATATCAGAGATCTGTCTAGGGATGTAAATCTAGCTTTAGGATGGATATCCGTTAGTGGTGTCAAGTTAGAACCTCATCTTATAGGGGCTATTTATCGTCATGATTTGTCTCAGATCGACGTAGCGGAAAATTCTAGCCAGTTTTTAAACAATGTTTTTAGAACCCAGCGTGATAACGCTAATTCCTATACGCTAATTAACGATATGAATAGTGAGTTGTTGGCTCATCAATGGGCGGACGGCTCTCCATTTGGTATATTGCGTAACATTATCACAAATGATGGTTCCATTTATCCTTCTTATTATGCACATGTGGCTAGTGGTATATTTCTGAATACCAGTAGATTTAATACTATTCCACAAACGGCGCAAGACCTTCAATCGTTTGCCCAGTTTATTGATGAAGCTAGCATTTTCTTGTTAGGTACTAGAATACAAAACCTATACGCTAATGGTATTTCTAGAACTTCCACTTCTTCTAGCCTTACTACTGATGGTTATGGACAACCAATTATCCCTCCAACACCAGCTACTGCCTTCTTAAGATTTCCATCGGGAAATAATAGTGCGCCAGTAGATGACATTGATCATGGAGATGATATCATACAATTTTTTCCGGCTGCCGCGGACATAAGTTCTAATTCTTTTGATGAAAAGTTTGCTTTAGTTCAAGTGGGCGATATTATCAGAATAAATTATGGAACCGTTGAGGTTCAGTTTGTCATTTTAGAAAAGAAATACACTCACGGAACCTATGCTATAAGAATAGCTGGCAAAAATTTAGCCTATACAACCACCGCGGTTGCTAGAATTGATAGACCATTATTTAATACGAATAAATATGGTGTATTGGCTTTAGCTGCCGCTAATAGCAGTTTTAATAGCTCCAATATTCCAACCAGTTTAATTGTGGGTGCCCCCCGCGGAGCCCAAACTTTGGGTATAGGATTTAATCCAGATCAATTTGATAGTCAACATTATCTGTTGTATTTGGCCTTGTATCCAACAGGATCTCCACAAGATGGTTATACTATATTACCAGCTATTGATGTGACTGGTAATCAAGGTGCTACACCGGGATTTTACACTTTAGATTCTATAGTCCAATCTACCAATCTAGCTTTTAGGCAGCCTGGTTACAATTATAGGTTTATTGCCTTTTCCTACCAGGGTGAATTTGGCATTATGTTAGCTGATTCTTATAATAACGCCTCTTTCTCTATTATAAGTGGCGTTGTTCTTCCTAACGGAACCGGTTATGACCCTACTGGAACGGGTATTAATTTTCCACACAATGTGATAGATGTATTTTCTACCAATCATGATCCATTGGGTTTTGGTGCATTAGGCTCTAACGTCGCCTCTCCGCCATTTACATCTTCTTTTGCTTCGGTTGCAGCCTCACAATTTGTTACTCGTATTTTAGTACCACTAAGAAGAAATAATTACTATGTAGATGGTGTAGAAAAAGAAAAACTCAACCTACAGATAGGACAAGCTCTTGATCAATATGGTGACGGCTATTGGGTTGCGTCTATTGATGGATATCAGTCTGTTTCTGGACATGTTCAAACTACATATTTAGTTCCGCTGGATTTATCTACTTCTGATCTAAAAATAGGAAAAACGCTAGTTGTTCAATCCTTGGGATCGGGTAGTTTGGTAGATTTTGGTAGATTTGTAATTAGTGGAATTAATTTCAATTGTTCTACTAGTCCAGCCACTGCTATTACAGTATACGATGCGGTGCATGCGACAGGTACCTTTCCGGCTCCCACCCTAGCTAGTAGTCCAGATGGCTATGGTAAACCAGTTGCCTTATATTTTAATTCTGATTCCGTGGCTTTTGATCAAGAGTCAGCCACCGATATTACCATACCATCACCTAACGGTCCTTTTAAGAGATTCTTTGAAATTTATGTGGATGAAAATGGTAACACTTTTACTCACGAACGAGCCAGATTAAACAACAGCGGAAGTGTGATTACGGTTAATCCAACTACTGGTAGCTCTGTTCCTTTGTATAATTCCTCTTCTTCATTATCTTTCATCAATATTTATGATATTTCTCCAAAACTTAGAGGATACAATTTTGGCATAACCAAAATTAATTTGCGACTCTTTTCATATGATGCTACCACCGGCTTATTTGATGGATACTTATGTCAATTTGACGGTACAACCGTTACTCATGCCGGACCCATTATCGTTGGACAAAAAGGATTAATTTCTAGATTTTATGATGCAACAAATGTAGATTACATCGATTTTATCTTTAATCCTGGTGACACTATATCATCTTTTACTACTCCACAATCGGTAGATATACAATTATTTCCATCTTTGAGTTTAGATGGTCAAATTATGCAGTTGGGCACTTGTCAATTTAATACTGTAAATTATCAAGTATCTTATCTGAATGATAAAAGACAATTTGGAAATATTAGTGAAGAACAGCTATCTACTTCAGCTATTGATTTTATTCAATCGTCTGATAGAGAGTTATGTGATAATGGAATTATTAGAGGATTTGATGCTTTGGATGCTAATGGAAATCCAACCATTCAAATTAATATTGCAGGAGGCACTATTAATTTTAGTGGTGGAGAGGCATTTATCAATGGAAAAATTATACAACTAAATCCACAATCTGTTGATTTGCCGGTAGTATTAGAAGCTGTCAATGGCACGACCACTTCTACAGTTAATGTTATTACTTGGTTTATTTGTGTGAATGATAAATCCGAAATAGAGTTGGTTGCCTCCACCGATTTTGATCCTTTCGGACCATTCGTTGGACAGTATGCTGCATTTTCGCTCAATCATTTGAGAATATTTTATGTGTTAAACCCCAACGATCCTCTACCTACTCCGTATCAGGTTAGGGGTACTTATTTTGGTGGATTGGTTGTTAATCAAAAGGATGTAACCCCTATTGCGGTGGCAGTTGCTACTGTAACCAACCCAGGTTCAGGATTTGCTGTTACCAATGTAGTGCTGAACGACGCTAAGAGATTCGTTACCAATGGATATGGTGGACTTATTGATCCGTTAACGTTAGGTACTTTTGCCAGCTTTAGAAATTTTGACTCATTACTTAATTGGCTTTATCAACTAAATAATTTATTCTCTGCTTCGGTGGGTGAAAGTAATCCAATTTCCAACAGGGTTATTGTTAAAGGGCATGTTAGTATTGTGGCCCCTATACCTCTAGGATACATCTTCGGAGAAATACATTTCGAGGGAGATAACGGAGTCTTTGATGTTTTCATTCCAACAGGATTTGAATTGCAGAGCAACGTTCATTTTGACAATATTATTTTTAACTATCTATATGATCCTGTAGTTTATAATTCTGTGTATGGAGATGTTACCGACGGTTATTTTAGTAGTACTAATTTAATCAATACTGGTAGAGGGCTTATTCATGTAGGTACTGGTACCGTACCGGGTAGTAATGCTTTCAACAGAAATATTTCTATCACTAACTGCCATTTTATTTGGGTACCACTCATCGGTGGTTTGGGCGGCGTACCACCATTCGTAGCGGTTCCACCTATTACTTCTACTGGTATTAACAGATATTCTTTCATCAACATAGAATTAGCACAACCGCCTGTGGGTGCCCCAACCATTTTGCAAAGTTTAGATATTTCCAATAATACTTTTATAGAAAATACTCTAAATTCATTTGCACCCGCCAACCAAGAAACACAACGTGCGGCTATTTCTATAGTATCTTTAGCAAATTCTATTACGGTGCCCGCCTCTGGTGTCAAACTAATTAATGCTACTATTAGAAATAATGTATGTGATAAAGATCAAATGATTGCTATAGTGCCAGCTTCTACTGCCACCAGTAATACTGTCAACGCAGCTATAAATGCTACTGGTTGTATAATTGAGGCTAATACTTGTGGAGCTATTTCAATTTTTACGCAATATGATATCGCACTTGATGTCAATTTTACAGCTAATTTTATTAGTTTCACGTTGGATAAAAATCTGGGTTTAATTATTAAGGACAATACCTGCAAATATATTACTTCTACGGATGCCCGAGGAATAGATTTAGCTAATAATGTAACAACCATTGCCCCCAATACGGGACCTCTTATTATTAGTGATAATACATGTTGCTGGATTAAACCAGTTCTTAATATTAATTCTGCTGCCCCAGTTGCTGCCCCCTGTGTTATTAAAAATAATATCCTTAACGGTTATGATGTTAATTTCCGCAGATCATATTTAATTGGTAGTAACAGTATCACTAATACTGCTATCGAGGTTATTAATATTGCAAGTAGCACTGCTTTGGAAAGTATAATTATAGATGGCAACTGGATTAGTGCAGGATTATATGCTACGCCACCAACCATATCACAATTTGCTTATGATTTAGGTATTGTTTCACAACATGACGCCAATATTTGTAACAATATCATTAGTAATCTTCAAACTGTTCTTCTAACTGGTAATCCTCCTATCGGTATTACAGTGGCTGGAACCAATTCTTGTAATATTCATCACAACAAATTGTTCAGATTAGCCACTATCTGGCAAGCGTATGTTAATGCGGGTGGTGGTCATCACTTAATTACTGATAACTTTTTTGATCAAACTACTGTGGACGGTACTCATACTGAACAGCAGGTGATAGGCAGCCTAAATCAACATAGCATTTCCAGAAATGTTAATCAGATAGTTTACGAAGCCATGTCGCTAGTAGATTATAAGTACTACTATATTGCTACTGGTGCAGGGGCAGCGTCTAATACCGGTCCGGCTCCAACTACAACTTTAATTTTCGTTGATCCGGTTAATAATACATTTTTATCTAGATATTCATCGGATGCGGTCACTACTTCTTCTTCAGCATATACTCAATTCGCCGAATTGGCAGGCTTCCCTAACGCTAGCCCTCCCACTACTGCGGAAAGAGATTTAAGTTTCACTATCCCATTGAGTGATCAACTGCCAAATGGGGTGAGAATCCTTAGTGTAGAAATGGGCGTATGGCTACAGCTTAATGGAGCTACATTAGATACTACCCAACCTGCTAATAATGCTATCAGTTTAAATTTGGTTTCCCACGCTGATAATTTGTTTACTGGTGTTTCTGGAACTGCACGTATTACAGACGTGAGAAATAATATTTTTCCGGCTTCTACTGGTGGTACTGTGGGCGCTGACTTTTCTGTTCCTACTATATTTTTGTCCGATCCTTTGGTATTTACACTATTGGTGGGATCTGTTGATTCTTCTGGTCCAGGATATAAAGTAGTTACTATAGGTGATTTAACAGCTAGCACACAATTTTTAACTATAAATACTATTCCGGGAGTCAATTTTACCACTGGCAATAATCATAGAATAAATTTACAAATAGATATGAACTTTTTGAGGTTAAATGGTACCGGTTCAGGCGGTAATGGTGTTTTCTGGTACTTTTCGCCAATTTTAGTAACATATAGTTGGTAATATGTCATCTAATAATTTTTTTAAGAGCGATCTTTATGGTTTGTATAACATCGTACAAGCCTCTATGCTAGTGTATCCAAAAGAAATGGTTATTAATACATTAAGAAATTTTTTTAATCGAGATAGTTATTACCATTATTCCAAAGATCAGTGGGGATTTGCCAACACTACTGATCATACCGATCTGCCACCTGGTGCCGATTTGCCATTTGGTCCAGGCTCTCATCCTGAACTTAACCCTAATCCAATTCTGTCCACTCGTTTGTTTATTGGTGAAAATTATCGTTATGATAGCATTTACTATCCTGCTTTGTTAGTTAAGAGCGGCGGATCTCGCTATGTACCAATTTCTATCAATAGGGAGCAGGGTACCGTCTACTTCAGTGAGATGTTGTTTGAAGACGGCTACGGTCACGAAACGTTGGTTCGCAGACCACAATCTTTTGTGACTGCGGGAGCGTGGGAAGGATCCATCATCGTGGATGTTTATTCTAGAAGTTTACGTGCTAGGGATGATTTATGTGAATTAGTAGGTATGTGTTTTGCAGAGGTGAATTTTGATACTTTGCATGAAGTGGGGGTAATCGTTAAACCACCGGTTATTGGGGCACCCAGTGAAGGTGATGATCGAAATGATAAGCTATTTAGGCAAAGTATCACATTAGATATAAGAACCGAATGGCGAAGGGAAATTCCCATTGGAAACTTAATAGATGCTATTCTCTTCACTGTTAATTTCGGTGGCTTCACGCCCAATAGCCCAAATGCGGCTAATCTGACCATTAATACAGAAGTGAGTATAATTGATATGCTACTAAATGGGTAAATAGTAGTGGGGACAAATGGGTAAATTAGAAACTTTAAAGACGGGTCGACCAACAAAATGTACTAATATATCACTAGGAATAGGAATATTATTACATTTTAGTGTACCAACCCCTATAACCGAGTGAGATAAGGATTTAACATGGCTGACATACCCGGAGCAACTAATGCATTACCAGGACCGTTTACGCTCGTCCAGACATCGTCTGCGGCTGTATCTATTCCGGGCGGTTCTCGTGTAACTGCCATGATCGGTCAAGGTCAGACTAATGAGACCGTTGTGGCTCAAGCTCAAGGTGGCGGAGTTGATGGTTTGAACGCAACCTATACCTCTACTAGCGGTGCAGACGGTAGACATTTTACACTGTTACAAGCTCCAATCATCTCTAACAGAACTACTCTATTTAAAAACGGTATCCCCCTCGTCGGTATGGAGTCTACTATCACTGCAACTACCACTTTCAGTGATGCTTTTGATTATCTTATCGATGTCACTACGGGTCATATCCTATTACAATCTGCCCACTTAGTAGATCAAGGTGGCGCTTTCTATGTTCCTCTTTCTACTAACGTTGGTTTGGGTACTATCAATGCTCTGACTCTAGTGGATGTTAATGCTCCACCAGAAACTTGGACCGTGCGCTGTATATCCGTTCAAAGAAATTCTATGAATCAACCAATCGGTGGTACTGCTACATTTATTGCCGTAGGTTCTGTTTCCGGTGCGCAGGTAGATGCTAATGGTAATCCAATCGTTTGGATTGCTGACGGCTATGTTGTTAGCAATGGTATTTTGAGCTTCAGCATCATTGAAACTCAAGTACTAAGCGTATATGTTTCTCCATTCGTTCCAGGTGACGCTTTCACTATCGAAGTGGCTAGCGGCGTGTTGATTAAAAATGATAGTTTAACTGCTACCTATATTCCAGTAGCTAATATTAATAATCCTATTTTAACTCAAGGTCAAAATCAGGTTATTGCTCAATTTGGCAATCCGAGCTTAGATAATAGTTTGTCTTTGGGTGGTCAACTGTTCTACGCCAACGGCGCTTCTAGTCTTATCTGTTTACAGGCCGCACCACCGCTACCTCGACGAACTTCTTTCATTCTCTCTCATTCGGTTAATTCTGCCTCCACTAATGATGATGATTTCGTTTTCCCGTTACCTGTGGGTGTGGTTCCGGCGTTCAATGACGATATCCACTTTTTCATTACTAACAATACTAATCAAGTAGAAACTCAGATTCTACCTAACAAACAGACATATTATACTTTAGGTACAGCGGGTAATCCAACCTTAGATCAATTTATCAAGGATAACGTACCCGCTCCTGGTGGATTTTCCTACTTCTATACCGTTATTCAAAGTTTCGAAACCTTGGTAACTGGTTTTGATGGTTATATTGGTAGAACTGGACCACAAACTAATCAGGGAGTTTTCTCGTCTTCTGTTACTTTTGACTCTACCTACATTGGTAAAGAAATTAGAATCATTGACGCGCAGAATGTAGCTAACATTAATGCCTCAGCTACTGGCGGAAATGATAATCCAACTTTCACCGTCACTGGTGTTTTTGATGGTCAATTGTACTTCATGGGCAGCGTACCATTCCCAGATTTAACCAACGTAGCCGGTACCGAAGCTTTTGAGCTGATCGATCCATCTACTGATACAGTGGTTCCAGGCAGCCAAGCAACCCAAGGAACTGTTGTAGAAAATGTAGGCACTGGAACTGGTACTATTACCGATGCTGTGGTTAATTTTAACAGCATATCTGCTTTCGTAGCAAATCCAACTCACTATAAAGTACAAATCAACGGAGATATTAATAACCAGGGTTTGTATGATATTACTGGTTATAGTTCTGTAGGCAATGGTGTCATTTCTATTGCCAAGGCTTTGGTTAACGAACATAATGTACGTTATGAAATTATTGATCCTACTTTGGTGAGTAACTATATCGTTATTAATCATAACGTGGTACCAAATGGTTTCGGTTTGAGAGTTACTCTCGTTGATAATCGTGATGCTACTTTCTATGATGCTGGGTGGCTTAATGCTCTTGCTGCTTTAGAAACAATAGAATGCGATATCTTAGTTCCATTGCCAAATCAAACTATCAGCGTTATCTTCCAGAACTGTGTCAATCACTGCATCGCTATGAGCAACATCGTCAACAAGAAAGAACGTGTGTTGTTCATCGGAGCTATCAATGGTTTGACCCCAGCTAACGTAACTGGACAACAACTAGCTGCCGTTGAAGACCTAGGACCACTAGAGGGTATTCCGGGTAGCAACCCAAGCTTGATTCTACAAGCTAACCCACAAGACTTGGCAAACTACTCAGTATCTGCCGCTTACGGATACACTTTCCGTGTTGTCTACTTCTATCCTGACCAAATTGTGGTCGCTGCTGGAGGTAACAACATTTTGGTGGATGGATTCTATATCGCTGCTGCCGCCGCGGGTTACGAATCTGCTGACGTTATTCTCCAAAATCCTCTAACTAACAAAACCATTTCTGGGTTCACTATCTTGAATAACAAGAAGTTCTCTACCCTGGTACTAGAACAATTAGCTGCTGCCGGTATTACCACCTTGCAGCCAGTTGCCGGAGGTGGGAATGTGGTCTGGGGTATCACCACCAGTCAGTCTGGATTCCCAGAAGAACAAGAAATTTCCATCGTTTTTATCAGAGACCGCGTAGCGAAGGTTTTGAGAGCCGGATTCCAAGGTTTCATTGGCACTCCACAGGATGTCAATACTGCCGCTGTACTCAACACCGAAGCAGTAGTTCTGTTGAACTCTCTAGTAGGTCAAGGTTTGATTACCGCATACAAGGACCTGGCAGTATCACAAGATACCGTAGACCCACGTCAATGGAACATCTCGGTGAGCGTCAGCCCAGCTTATCCAATTAATTGGATCTTTATCAAGGTTAACATTACCAACCTTAATCTAGGTGGTTCTGGCGGTTAACATATACTTAGGGAGTATAAAATAATATGGCTCAAGCACCCAATACAAATTCGACACTTTCTTTTCCGGGCGGTCAGAATAAGACCTCCACGGCTATATCTACTAACATTATCATTACTGTTAGAAACTCTACGGGAGTAAATATTCCCGTGGGAGCCGTTCAATCTATGGCTATCTCTGAGAAAAGACCTATCAAGATGGTTGATGAAGTTGGAACCGATGGTCACATCGATTCTGTGCCAAATCAATCTACTAATATTACTGGTTCTTGTCAACGTGTACGTTTCGACCGATTGAGAGTGGCAGAAGCCTTCAGCCGTGGATTTGTTCACGTAGCTTCTCAAGCTTACCCTTTCGACATCGTAATTTTTGACAAGCAAAAGTTAGCACAAGGTTTACAGATTTCTACCGTTATCAAGAACGTGTGGATTTCTGGTATTGATTATACTTATCAAGTTAGCGACTGGGTTATTACCGATACTATGACTTGGGAAGCGGAAACTATCTTCTCTATTCTTAACAACGGATCTTCTACTCCAGTTGCTCAAGGTGGCGAACTTGGTATCCCATTCAGCAATATTCCAATCGAACGTCAGACAGACACCGGCACCAACGGTCGTCGTGGTTCTTTGGATGCTCCGGGTCTCATAGATCTCGGATCTGCCGCATATACCCCTCCTGGAACTGCAATCTTCTAATCTATATAATTAGATCAATATACTCCCTAATATTGACTAACGATGTCTCCTATTGTGTTATATACAGTAGGAGATATTGCTTTTGTGGAGAAAATAATGACCGGATATGATAGCCCCATCGGAAAAAAACAATTTCAAGGACAACCCTTTAAGGAAGTGACCATTCCAGATGAGAGTGTGCAATCACCTCAAAATCAATCGCCGCAAGGTGTGCGTCCACAACAACCATCACAGTATGCGTTTCAAATGGATGAAGCCGCTTTACGAGATTTCAATGCTCGTTATGGTCCTCCACAAGAACCTATGCCCACCAGAGAACAAGCTGATTTAGAGCAGCAATTTCGTGAGGCAAGAGAGGCTAAGAAACTAGGTCGTGAAAGGCTTAGCGAAGGCGCTAGACGTCGTATTGAAATGTTAGTAGGTATGACGAATCATACCCGCTCCTTTGAGGTCGGCAGTAATATTTATGTTTTGCGAACTCTAAGAGACAGGGAATTAAGAGATGCAATCATAGCTGCTACCGCTTTTGATGGAAGTGTCCAATCACCTTTCGAAATTAGAAAACAATTATTAGCGCGTTCTTTAGTGCAAATTGCGGGCATGGATGCCAATCAATTTATGGGATCCTCAGCCGTAGAAGATAAATTAGCCGGCTTAGAAGAATTTGATCATTATCTATTGGGCAGATTATATGATGAATATCTATCGATGGTGAAAGAAGCCCAGGCTAAATATGCTGTCCAGACACAGGAGCAAGCCCAAGAGGTTGTTGAAGATCTAAAAAAATAATACACGAACCGGAACATCGATTCACGTGGTATTTGTGTAAAGAAATATTTCATACCACACCCGATGATCCACGTATTACTGAGATGGACCCGGTTCAAAAACTTTGGATGTTTCATCAGTGGGTGGGAGATCAGTTGGATCGAGCAGAACTAGCTAAAAATCAGGCATATCTATTAGCCTCCTTTGATCATCCAGAAGAAGTTAAGAAATTGATGGGTGACGGTGACGTTCACATATCTACCGATGAAGAGTTTGAAGAGTCAAGTCGTATGGTTAGGGAAGCTAATCTTCAAGCCCTTAATACAATAAATAACGGGGACAGAAAGAGTCGCAGAAAGAGACGCCTCACTTTACAACAAACTTCACAGTAACGAGATACTAAATGGCTGACCCAACCACCCCTACCACCCCTACCACCCCTACCACCCCACCAGATCCGGCTACAACAGCCGCCACTACTGCTGCTATTAATGAGCAAACGACGGCTGTGGGCAATTTGACATCAGCTACCAATACTCAGTCAGCTGCCTATCGTTCGCTAAATTCTGTTAGTGATTTGGTGCAATCGAGCATGGCTAATATTGAGTCAGTGGCTAATAGCGTAGGTGTTAGTATGGGTAACATAACCAGCCTGACTAATGAACAAATAGAAAAGTTTGGATTACTTTCTGCCGCCTTTGTTAATGCTAGAGAAGCTTTTGTTAATTTTTCCAATGTCGATTATAGTGGTTTAACCACTTTTTCTGCTCAAATTAAACATATCGGAGATGCTCTAAGTAATGTTCCCGCCGAAAAAATGGCAGAATCTCTGGGATCATTGGGAAACG